CGAACGAGGTCATGAACCGGCGCTGCTCGGCCTTGCGCATCCGGGACAGGTCGATGATCAGCGGCGCGGCGTCGTCGGTCGCGAGGTCGGCGACGACCTGGCCGACCTCGGACGTGATCGGCACATCAGCGTGATCGCCGCCGAGCACCGTGAACGGCAGCCCCTCGGACGTTCCGTCGCGTGACGACTTCAGGCCCCACCACACGGCGAGCGGGTCGACGATCACGCACTGTTGGCCGGCGCGGGTCAGCTGCTCGACAAGCAGCTTCGCCGTGGTGCTCTTCCCCGAGCCCTTGATGCCGAGGATGCCGAACGTCTCCGTCACGGCCTCGATGGGCAGGGCGAGGTTCGGAGCGAGAACTATGGGGTCGGTCATAGGGCGCATCCGATGTGGACGTAGAAGCCGCCAGCGACGTGGACGATCCGGTCACCGATCTCGCAGGTGGTCGTGCACGCCGGGCAGACGCTTTCGAAGCGCGCTGTGAACTCGGCTCCGTCGGCTGCGAGCCGAGCTCGGTGTTCCTGTTCGGCTCTGCCGTTGCAGATGACGCACGCGGCGACGGTGCCGAGTCCGTGGATGCATTCGTCGTCGGCGTTCATGCGGTTCTCCGGGTTCGGCGGAGCCGGAGGCGTTGGTGTTCGGTGAGGCCGCCCCAGATGCCGTAGTCCTCGCGGTTGTTCACTGCGTAGGCGAGGCATTCGATCTGGACGTCGCACGTGCGGCAGACAGCGACGGCGACCTGCTCGAGCGCTCGCACCTTGGCGCCGGGGCCACGTTCATGGTGGCGACCGTTGAGCGCCGATGGTGGGAAGAACCGGGTGGTGTCCATGTCGCGGCACGCAGCCAGTTCCATCCAGGTCGGCCGCTCGATGAGGTCGCGGACGGTGATCCGGCCGCCGGTCATCCGGTGCTGCTGCTTTCGATCGCTGCCCGTGCGGCGTCGAGGTCGAACACGACATCGGTGACCGCCGCGCGGGCTGTCGGTGCGGCAGCCGGTGGCGTCGCGCGTTGGGTCGGCTGTGTCGTGCTGGCAGGGAGGTGCCCCGCGGTGCGGGCGTTCTTGATCAGGTAGCCGGCCATCGCTGTCGTCACCCGGAATCGGTCGGCGACGGCGCGTGAGATCGGCGTGCCGGCAGTCATCGCGGCCCGGACTGTGTCGGCGACCTGCGCGAGGTCGTACTTCGGTCTGCGGGTCGAGGGTTTCGGCGCGGTCTGTGACCGGGGGGGGTCGGCGTCGCTGGCTTCGGTTCAGGGACGGCCGGACTGGCTGGTTCGGCGAGGAGCGCGCGTGCGTCGATGAGCGCCCAGCGTTGGGCGTCGAGGACGGCGAGTTCGGCGTCGATCAGTTCGATGATGTGGGCGGTGTTCATGCGGGCTCCTGTGGGCAGCCGTCGGGGTGGACGTAGCGGCCGTCGCGGGTGCGGTAGCCGAGCCGGTCGCCGGCGGGGATCGTTCCGCCGCAGTCCGCGCAGACGTGGGCGAGGTGGGCTTCCCACACCTCGATCGGCGGGCGCGGGAGCGCCTGCAGGCGTGCGAGGACGGCACGTGCAGCGGGCGTCACGGCCGAGCACCTCGGGTCAGGAACTGGAGGATCTCGTCGAGGTCGTCAGGGACGTACCAGACACGGACGTCCGCGCCGATCGCAGCGAGCGCACCATGCCAGCGCGCCTGCGCAGGTTCGACCTTGTTGGGCCGCCGTTTCAGCTCGACGAACGTGAGGATCCCGCGCGCAGGGTGGACAAGCACGAGATCGGGGAAGCCTGGATGACCGGCGATCGGTGTCGACCACCGTCCCGATTGGCGCACCGCGGGACGCTCGGCGTGGCACATCCAACCGGCGAGCCCCGCCGCGTCGATGATCGTCCGCTGGCACTCCGACTCCGTGGCGCGACGTCGCGTGGCGTCCGCGGTCATGGAGTTCCGCCGAGTTTCCGGATCTTCTGCTGGTACGCGGCGTGGAGCTCGCGGATCTGTCGCTCGTGTTCGACGTTCGAGATCGTGTCGGCGAGCCGTCGGCGGAGCAGCTCGTTCTCCCGATCGACAGCGACGACCGCGACGCGGGTTTCGTCGCCGAGCGCTGTGTGGAGCATCCAGCGGAGCTGGCGCTCGGAGATCTCGGTGAACGTGAGTTCGGTGGTCACGCGCCAGCATCTCCGGCCTCCGTCGTGGCGGTGTCGTCGCAGCTCGGATCGTGACGGCGCAGGTATTCGTGCAGGCCCGGGAAGATCCCGACCGCCAGGATCGGGCCAAGGCAGACGATGACGATCAGGACGATCACCGGGCCGGCGTTCATGCCGCGACCTCGAGGGCTTGCAGGAGCCGGCCGACGATCCACGTCATCACCGGCGGCGTCACGGCGTTGCCGGCGAGCTTCACCTGGTCCTTCTTCGGGAGAGCGCGCGGGATGTAGCCGGGCGGGAACGCCATCGCCGCGGCGACCTCGTACGGCTCCAACATCCTGAACCCGCAGTCGTCGACGATCGTTGCGGGGTCGACGAGGCCGGCGCGGTCGTGCGTCGTCATGGTGGGTGTCGGCTGCTCGACGGGCTGGGCGCTCGCTGTGCGGTTGTAGGGCACGAGCAGCGACTGGTGGCCCTTCGTGGTCATCGACCGCGCCGGTTGCTCGACAGGCGTGCACATCTCTCCACGTCCGGAGTCCGTGTTGTTGCGCATCAGCAGCGCCATCCCGGGCTGGGTGGTGACGGTCCGCACCGGCTCCGAGGCCGGTGTGACGTGTCGACCAGGGTTGCCACCACGGTTGCCGTAGTTCCGGACCACAAGGCCGGCGTGGAGACCGTTCGCCGAAAACGGTGCGAAGCGGACGGTCGACCGGCTGGGCGGCCGACTCGACGTGGCTGCGATCGGTCCCGCGCATGGCCACGACGAGCGAGAGCCGATCATCGGACGCGCAGACGACGGGGTGCGGTGCGTCGAGGGGATGGAGGCGATGCCCGTGCGTCGTGCGGTTCGTGCCGACGAGGAATCCAGGCGGGGTGGCCAGGGCGCTGGTCGCGGTCGTCTGCTGGGTGGCGAGTGGCTCGTCGACCGAGCGCGCCCGGTTGCCGGGGGTGCGTTCGTGCACGTTCCCGGCGCCCGATGTCGTGATCGCTGTCCAGCCGTACCGCTCGAGGCCGGCGAGGATTCTGGCGCGCGTCGCGGGGGCGAGCGGTCGCGCGCGGTCACCGATGCGGGGGCAGTCGAGCGCCCAGTCGATGATCGTGGCTGCTGCCTCGGTCGCTGGCTCGCAGGTGGCACCGCACGTGGTGCACGACCACGTCCACTGCTGGCGGTAGCGGCCGACGCGGCGGCCCTGCTTCCACGCCTGCCGCACCGGGCGGGCGCGGTCGCAGCGTGAGCACCACGCCGTGTGCTCCAACTCCAGGTTCGGCCGCAGGCCGTCGCGGACCCAGACGACGTAGATCCGGTCGCGCGACTGTGGCACGCCGTGGTGCATCGAGTTGTGCGACAGGATCGTGGCCCGGTAGCCGAGCGACTGCATCGCCTGGTACCACGCGGGCCACAGCACCCACTTCGTCGCCTCGACGACGTTCTCGACGACCACGGCCGCGTAGTGCATCTGCTCGGCGAACCGGACGACGTCCCACATCGTGGCCCGCGACCGCTCGGCGGACAGATCGGCCGAGTCGAACAGGGACGGGTCCTGACGCTTGCGGCTGACGCCGCGCGCCTGGCTGTGGTTCGTGCACTCCGGGGAGGCGAGCAGGATGTCCGTGCGTGGGTAGCGGCGCGGGTCGGCCTGCGAGATGTCGGCGCAGTCGTGGCCGGCGTCCGGGAAGTGGGCCTGGTGGACATCGATCGCGGTCTGCCAGTGGTTCGCGGCCATCACGAGCTGCGCGCCCGCGAGCTCGGCGCCGAGCGAGCTCCCGCCGGCGCCGCAGAACAGGTCTGTGACCGTCGCCGTCATCGTCGGCCTCGCCGTTGGTGTTCGTTGCGGAGGTTCGCGGCGGCGGCAGTGATCCGGTGGTCGTCGTGTCCGTCCCCCCGCCAGTTCGGAGCGGACTGCTCGCGGTGCGACAGCGAGGGCCCGGTACCGAACGCGCGGCGCAGGAACGAGAGCAGTGGGTCGTTCACGGGACGAGAACCGCCTCGTTCGACGGATGGCCGGAGGTGGGCGCGTGGAGCGGGCAACCGTTGCTGTCCCGACCGCAGGTGCACGCACCGTGCAGCGGGCAGAACAGCGCGCTGGCCATCGTGCAACGCCATGGCCGCGGTTGCGTGCCGGCGCGGTCGTCCGGCGCCTTCATGCGGATTCGCCGGGCTCGTCCACGGGTCCAGGTTCCGCCTGCGGGGCCGCGGGCTGGTCGGTCGGTTCGCTCGACTCGACGTCGATGATCTCGTCGGTGTCGAGGTCGACGGTGGTCTCTTCGCCGTCCCAGGAGATCACCTGCTCGTCGGTCTCGATCGCCTGCGCGACCTCGACCGACATCGGCAGCCACGGCACCATCCTCCGGATGACGGTCTTGGCCGACATCGCTTCGGGATCGGTGATCCACGGCCCGTTGTCCGACGCCTTCGACCGGGCCCGGTACTTCGCGATGTCGGCGAGCGACATCACGTGGATCACCTGGCCGCCGTCGGCGAGCAGCGCGACGCCGTAGTAGCGGACGATCGGGCCTCGATCGCCGTCGGCGGGGCGGTGACGGAGTCGTTCGTCGGTGCCGTACTCGAAGTCGAACATGTCGTTCGCGTGGACCGGGCGGGCGACGATCGAGCGGAGTTGTCCGGAGCGGCGCGCGAGATCGATGTAGCCGCGGTAGCCGACGATCAGGGTGCAGACGTCCTTGTAGGGGACGAGGTAGGCCTGGCCGAGGGGCCCGAACTCGAGGCCGAGCTGGGCGGCGGTCATCACGGCTCCGAGGACCGTCTTGGATGCGCAGCGCTCGAGCTTCGGGTTTTTCGAGAGTTCGGTGAGCACAACCCGCTGGAAACGTTGGGGCGACATCCCGGTCGGGACAGCGCGGGCGATTGCACCGTCGAGCGCTTTCAGCTGTGCGCGCACGACCGACGTGCCCGGAGTCGCGGTGGTCGTGGCGGCGGTGGGCTGGTTGGCGAGGCGGGCCATCAGCCGACAGTCCCGTAGACGACCGGCACGTGTGGGACGGTGGTGCGGATCTTCGTGACCTCGTCCTCGATCGCCTCGAGGAGCACCTCTTCGATGCGGTCGATGATCACGCCGAGCGTGAGCTTGCCGCCGTTGACCCGGTAGCGGAGCCGGGCGAACACCTCGCGATGCGTCGACCCGTGGAACGGGGCGAGCATCAGGGTGATCGACTGCGGGATCGTCATCTGCCCGTCGGCGCCGGCGCGGGCGTCGATCTCCTCCACGTACGACAGCTGCACCTGGCCCGACACGAGGCGCCGGTCGGAACGGAACGACGCGTTGGTGGTGGCACGGATCGACTGGGCGAGCTCGAGCAGATCGGCGCCTGCCGGGCGCGAGATCTCGGTGAGGCCGTCCTCGACGAGCTCGGCGAAGTCGTCCTGGGCGAGCATCTTGCGATGTGCCGCCTGCCAGCGCAGCCACGACGGGGTCGGCTGCCAGCGAAGCGTCGTGCGGTGCTGTCGCCAGCCCGGTCCGGCCGTCGCGTGATCGTCGAGCACGGCTTGGGCGGTCATCCTCTCCGGCTGGACGTAGACGACGGTCGACTCGTTCGCGTGGCGCTGGAGGACGGCGATGATGCTCTCGGTGTCGATCACGACGTCGCTGCAGGTCTTGCGGCGCGGGCCGGCCGCGTAGTCGACGAGGTCGGTGGTCTCGCGCCGGTATCCGTCGGGGACGAGGAACGACACGACGCCGGGGCCGTCGCCGACATCGAGCACTTCGGGTGCGGTGGCGAGCTGTGCGACGGCGAAGTCGATGATGGCCTGTGCTTCGGTGGTTGGCGCGAAGTCGTCGACGTCGCTGTTGGTGCTGGGCATGGGGTGGTCCTCTCGGGCTTGTGGTCGATGTGGTGGCGCGCGGGCGCGCCGCGGTCAGGTGGCGGGCGTCTCCGGGGGTGGACCGACGCGCATGTTGTCGGGCGCGGTCCCGTCCGGGCGGGTGAGCCGCGGCTGCAGCGGATGCTGGCGGGTCAGGTTTCCTTCGAGGTCGACCCAGTAGAGGCGCTCCTCGAGTTCGACCGGGAGCTTGACGGCGAGGCTGTCGGTGACGGCGAGCATGTCGCCCTTCGGTGACATCTTGATCCTGATCGTCATCTCGCCGGCCTTGCCGGTGCGGCCGCAGCGCTCGGCCAGTTCACGGAACGCGTCGGTGAGGCCGGCGTCGGCGACACCGTTGCGGTGATCGGCGAGCCAGTCGGTGAACCGGTAGGGGCGGTCGGAGTCCATCGGTCAGGTGTCCTTTCGGGTCGGGAACAGCAGGCGGCGTGAGCCGCCGGGCCGCATGAAGGTGTCGACGGTCTTGCGGCCGAGCGCCTTCTTGAACGCGTCGACGTCGAGCTGGCGGACGGTGACCGTCGCCGCGTCCGCCGCTGCGTAGTGAGCGTCGACCGCGGCGTCGAGATCGAACGTGCGTGAAGCCCGGTAGGTGACGAGCGGATCGCCGGTCGCCGGGTCGATGATGAGCTCGTGGGCGCCGATGCGGCCGATCAGGCGGGCCTTCAACTGGTCGACGTACTCGACGGCGTCGTCGGCCGTCGCCTGTGCGGCGCGGAGCTGGGCGACGAGATCGACGATCGTCTCGTCAGCGTCCAGCCGTGAACCCGCCGTCGCGGTGGCGTGTGCAGCGCGGGCGGCCGACAGGTCACGTCCGACCACCTCGGGCTCGACGCCGGCGAGCACGTGATCGAACCAGAACCGGTCGACCGCGTCGACAAGCACACCGATGTCGTCGGCGTCGCGTTCGATCTCGTACAGCTCCAACCGGGTGCCGGCGTGGAGGACGGCGAACACGACGAGATCGAGGCCGGTGACGTGCAGCTGCCACTGGCCCTGCAGGTAGTAGTGGAGCGGCACCTCGGTCCACGAGTAGTCGGAGGTGTTCTTCACCTCGACGGCGGAGAGGGCGTCGAGTAGCGCGACGTCGCGGTGGTCGCCGGCGTACGCGTCGAGCGTCGCTCGATGATGCCCATGGACGGGGTGGACGGCACGGAGCTGGCGGCCGGCGACGTGCATTCCGGTGCGCCGCTCGAACTCGTCGAGGATCACGGTCTCGAGCAGGTTGCCCCACAGCATCGGTTCTGTCTCGTCGAACTCGACGCCGGCGGTCTTCGACAGCCACACCTGGTAGGGCGTGGAGAACGGTGACACTCCGACGATCGCGGCGACCTCGGACGCGCCGACACCGTCACGCCGCCACGACAACCATTCGTCGCGCTGGGTGTCGACGAGCGTCACGGCAGCGGCCTGTTCTGCGCGCGGGCGAACGAGTCCTCGATGAACGCGAGCATCCCGACGGCCATCTGCCGCGCCGGGACGAGCAACCGGTTCCCGGTCGCGCCACCAGACTCGACGATCTCCGGGATGCCACGCGCGATCGCGGCGCGGGCATCCGCGATGGCGAGCTCGATCTCGGCCGTGGCACGCGCGCGGCCACGTTGGATCGCCGCGGCGCGCTCGTCAGTCGGGGCGAGCAGGGTCACGCGGCATCCCCGGAGAACAGTGCGGTTTCCAGACGGCGCTCAGCGCGGGCGATGGCGTCCTCGCGGACGTCCGCGGCGTCGAGTTCGGCCGCGGCCTCGTTGAATCGGTCGGCGATGGTGCGGCAGTCGTCGGCGGTGAAGTAGCCGACGAGCGCGAGGCCGTCTCGGTCGGTGCGGCGGCCGCCGAGGTTGACGTGGAACAGTCCGTCCGGCCGGCGGGCGAAGTGGCGGCTTGTGCGCGGATGCAGGTCGTCGACAGTGATCGTGGTGGTGATGTCCATCGGGGGTTCCTTTCGGGGGTGGATCGGCCCCCGGACGGCGGGGGCGACGCCGCCAGGGGCCGACTGCTCAGCCGTGCCGGAGCGAGTCGGCAGCTGCGGCGAGCGATTTCGTTAGAGCGGGCCGTCGCCTTCGATGTCGCGGTAGTGGTCACCGACGGCGATCAGTCGGCCAATGAGCACGCCGGCGACGACAGAGACGACGAGCCAGCAGACAGCGACACGCGTGATGATGCGGGCAACGTTCATGGCAGCCTCCAAGGCGCCAGGCCAGCGAGGTCGAACAGCGCGCGTGTGGCGCACGCCGCGCGCTGTTGCTCGATCGGTTGCGGCCCGTCGAGGTCGGTTTCGTCGAACACTTCGCACGCCTCGTAGCGGAGCCGGAGGGTGTCGTCGCGCAGATGCAGCCGGACGTACAGCTGGTAGCGACTCACGCAGCACGAGGTGCGGACGTCCTCGCGGGCGATGCACCGCGACTCGCGGAACGCGATCCCGTCGAACACATCGGGGAGGCCCCACTGCTGCCGGTACCAGGATGCTTCGGCGCATTCGTCGAGGCCGTCGGGTGCGAACGGGAGTCCCCACAGTCCGGCCGGGACCGGGTCGGGCAGCACCCAGCTCGATGTCGGCGCGACCAACGTCTCCGGCGGGATCAGCACGGTGGGGATGTCGAGCCGCGACGCCTGGGAGGGTGGGATCCCAGGCGTCGCGGGCTCGACGATCGCCGACACGACGGGCGGGAACGTGTCAGCGAGAACGGGTTCGCTCATGGTGGCCGGGTCGCGCATGTCGATGAGGCCGACCATTCCGATCGCAGGGACAGCGACGAGCGCGACGAACAGACGACGCCCGCTCATGACCGCTTGCCTGTCTCGATCAGCTGCCAAAGACGCGCGTCGGCAAGCGCGATGGTTTCTGCCCACCGGGCACGCGCCTCGATCACCTCGAGCGGCAGCCGGCGCGGACGACGGATCAGGCGGCGGATCACGACCGCGCTCCCACGGTGGTGCCGGGCCGATCGCTGGCCCGGACACCGTCAGTGGCGGATGTCAGCTCGCGCGCCGTGTCGCCGCAGTCCTGGCCTGCGGAACCATCGTCGTTCCGACGCAGACCGCCTGTGCCAGCGTCGGCGGCGGCTTGCAGTGCGACATCACCCTCGACACGGTCGGGGTCTTCGCCTTCATCCTGTATGGGGGTCCTTCGGTCCATCTCGTCCGCCGCGGCGTTGATCGCCGCGGCGAACGTCCGCATGTCCGCCAACGAATCGAACGTCAGCACGTGCACGCCGAGGTACACGCACCAGTGCGCGGGCACATGGATGCCCGGGAAGATCTGGCGGGACGGGTCGTGCGCCCACTTCGTCACGACCGGCTGCACGATGTACGCGCCGGCGATGTTCTCGTTCATGATCCGACCCGCAGTCCGGACGTCGCGGGCTTCGGGATCGGCCACGTGTCGACCGCACCGACGAACCGGCCGTCAACCCACGCCCGCCACCCCGTATCACGACAGCCGTCACCATCGGACTGCTGCCATGACAGGTGGCGGACCGCGAACGTCCCCGGCTGCATCGACCGGCCGGTGATCGTCACCTGCTCGCACGACCGCAGATCTACGGACCGGGCATAGCCGAGCGCACGCTGCTCGTCGTCGAACAGTTCCCTCGCTCCGCCGAGCCGGCCACCGATCGCCTGGACCTCGAACGCCTTCACGACGCCACTCCGAGCCCGTGCTGTTCGAAGTACGCGACGCCGGCCGCCGTGATGACCCAGACCTGGGCGGGCGATCCGGTGTCGGACGGGCGCGTCACCGGCCTCACGCCGAGCGGAGCGCGCTTGTCCGGCGCGCACTCGACAACGAGCGGCGCTACCAAACCCAGCGACATCAGCTCGTGTCGGCGCTTCCCCACCGACGTCTGTTTCGTCCCGACGATCGCCGCGAGTTCGAAGTCGGTGAGCCCGGACTCACCGGCGCGCCACAGCGCGGAGAGCGCTTCCGCACGGTGGGTGCGTGCGCCGTGCATGGCGATGATCGCCGCGCCGTGCGAGGTCGGCGGATCCGTGCGACGTGTCGTCGGCGCGGCGAAGTCGAAGGCCTGCTGATCGCTCACGACGCGGCTCCGAGCACGCCGTCGCGCATCCAGCGGTCCAGCTCGACGCGAGCGATCAGGAGCCGATCGGTGCCGGGTAGCGACTTCAGGAAGCCGGAACGGACCATCCGCCGGATGGAGGTCTCGGACAGGCCCACGAGCTCCCCCGCTTCCACTGCAGACAGCGCGAGCTTCCGATCGATCGGCAGCCGCTCGTCCATCACGCCACTGCCCGATCCGGGGCCGTGAAGCCGACGAGCTCGGGGAACAGGACACCCGGGTCGACCATCAGCGCGTCGCTGATCGCCTTCGCTGTGTGCGGCGATGCGCCGTACCGACCGGCAGCGAGATCGGAGATGAACGAGAGCTTCTGCTTGCTCGCTTCGGCCACGTCGGAGCGGCTCATGAGACGGAGAGCGAGGACACCGTTGAACGCCGCTGCGTTCAGGTGCAGTCCCTTGGGTCGAGCCATGTGGCCGACCTTACGGAAGTTTCCCGAAGTTGTCAACGGGAAGTTTCCCGAACTATCCGCCCTGCTAGATCTGGGTAAGTCCTGCTAGTTACAGGGGTGTCATTCGGCTAGGTTCGGTAAACGTGAGTTGCGTTCGGCATTCCGTTTACAGATATTCACTCGGATGAGTGATCTGGCGGAGAGATGGGAAGAGGTCGGTCGATGGGTCACCGATGCGGTCAACCGCACCGAGTCCTCGATCCTGAAGGTGGCCGTGCGAGCCGGGGTGTCCGACAAGTTCGTGAGTGGACTGATGGCAGGACGGCCCGGCGATCGACGACATGCACAGGTCGCGAAGCTCGGACGCGAGTTCGGGTGGCGCGAGAACTGGCTCAACCGGCTGCTCGCCGGCCTCGAGCCGGAGCTGCTTCCCGCCGAGGCGACCAGCGATCCCATCGTCGAACGTCTGGACGCCATCGAGGCTGAGCTCGCGAGGCTCCGACAGATCGTTGAGCCAGCGGGTGGCGATGTCGTGCCGTTCCAGCGGCCGAGCCGCCCGCAGCCACCATCGCCCGCGGCTCCGGCACAGCCGCGTCCGAAGGCAGCGAAGAAGGCGCCCGGTACGAAGGGCGATGGCCGTCGGGTCAACCGCCCACAACCTTCGCCGCCCGACACCGAGCTGTGACATGCCGGATCCCTGGGAGGAGGTGCCGTTGTTCGAGCACGAGCCGACCCAGCCCGCCAAACGGCGCCGAAGGGTCTCGCGTGCGAGATCCGACCTCGACCAGGTTCGGGAGTTCGGCGCTTGGACCCTGGACAAACTCGAGGTCCTCCGGATCTACCTGGTGAACTACCCGCGCGTCGCAGGAGGAGGAACGTTCCTCGATCTGTTCGCAGGCGAAGGGACAGTGCGCGTCGCCGATGAGCTACGCCCGGGCTCTGCGCTCGTCGCGCTCGACAGTGGTGCGTTCCGGCAGCTGCACCTCTTCGAGCTCGACCAGGTGTGCCTGAGCCGTCTACGGGGGGCCGTTGGCCGGCATCGCCACGGCGACAGAGCCACCATTCATCCGGGCGACTCGAACCGCGAGGTGGTCAGCCTGCTTTCGAGCGGCGCCGTCCCGGTAGATCGGCCATGCTTCGCGTTCATCGATCCGAACTCCACCGAGATCGCCTGGTCGACGATCGAGACGTTGGCGGCTTACAAGCCGTTCGTGCCCGGCACGAAGCAATGCAAGATCGAGCTGTGGGTGCTGTTCAACCTGGAGCAGGCGATCCGACGGCTGTGGCCGGCTGATCGAGCCAGGCACCAGCTCCCACCGGCAGCGACGACGCTGGACCGAATCATGGGCGATCGCGACGTCTGGCTGCCGGATTGGCAGGACGGTCGCTCGCCAATGTCATTGCTCTGGCGATACTGCGCTCGACTCGAGGATCTGGGCTACCAGTACGTGATCCCGCAGGAGGTCAACGACCCGCAGACGGGACGGCGACAGTACTGGATGGTGCACGCATCGGACCATGACGCCGCGCACGGCTTCATGCGCTACGCGAAGCGCAATTCGCTGGCATCGGTGCGTAATACGCAGCTGCCCGGATTCGGCGACCTCTAGGCGGCGACGCGGGGCTGCGGATACTCGCCCCACGTTCTTCCATCGAGATCTCGCCCGCCAGCCTTCGGATGCCGGCCGCCCCATTGCTTGAAGAAGAATGCCACCCGCTGCTCGAGACACGCGTCGCGAAGGGCGCGCACCCATTCGATGTCCAGCGGCCGCGCTCCTACTCCGGACTCGCCACCGGCGATCAGCCAGTCGATTCCGTCGAGGTCGAGCTCGACCGGCCCGATGAGTGGCTCGGCGGAGACGAAACGCACTGCGGCCGGCACGTCGCGCAGGTGGTTGGCGCGGAACGCATACGTCTGGTTCTCGATGGATACGCCCATCCACACGTTGGGCGGCCACGGCAGTCGATGGGCCATCTGCGCGAGGCGTTTCGAGCGCTTCGTCAATACCTGGTACTCGTGACGAGGAGTGTCCACCATTACGTCGAAGACGCGGCGGATGAAGTCTTCGGGGACGTCCGGATGGAAGAGGTCGCTCATCGAGTTCACGAACACCTTGCGCGCCGCCGTCCACGTGCGCGGAACGTTCAATGCGTCCTCGTGAATCGTGAGTCGGAAGCCAGGTCCGCTCGAGACAGGGTCGCCGTCGTTCTGGTACTTCGGTTGGCCCATCGCCTTCAGGCGCTTCGCCAGCGTCAGTGCATAGCAGTGATCGCACCCCGGGCTGGTGCGATCACATCCGGTTGTCGGATTCCACGTCGCCTCTGTCCATTCGATAGCCGTCTGCGCCACTCGTGAACCTCCTGGATCGAACACGCGTTCGGCCGCCCACTGTCAACGCTACTTGACGACACCCGGCGGCGTTGCAACGTTGCGACCGGCCCTGTAACACCCCCTCGTTATGGTTCACTCATGCGGGGATGGCGGGTGTGGGCGGAGCTGCGTAGGCGGCCGCACGTGGAGTTGGCGTGGGCGTTTCTCACGGATCGCGCTGGCGAGATCGAGGATCTCGGCGACGGATCGCGGCGCATCACTCTCGACGCCCGCCTGGACCAGATCGACCGGCGCGCTGTGCTCGCGCATGAACTCGTGCACGACGAACGCGACATCCTGTTCAGCGCGGAAGCTCCGCCTGCGCTGGTGGCGAAAGAGGAAGCGCTCGTCGAAGCGGAGACCTGCCGTCGGCTCGTGCCACAGCGCGCGCTCAACGAACTCGTCCGCCGGCGGGTGCTCGACGGCGGAGCGGTCACGTGGCGGGAGGTCGCGGAGTGGTTCGACGTCCCACGCGACATCGCCGAACGCGCGCTCGGACAGCTGCAGCGCGCATCCCTGTCAGCTCATCCGTCGACCCATCGCCGAACAGCCTGACGGGACCTATGTGCGGGGGCAGCTACCGTACAGCGCCATGCGGGCGACCTTTCTGATCATCGGTCTGTTAGCAGCCACAGGCTGCTCATCCACCACCGGCTCAGATGACGCCGCCACGTCGATCCCGACGTCCGCGATCGTCACCACAGCAGCCGCGGTGACGAGTACCACCGCGACCGTGCCGCGTACGACCGTGTCGCCGGCCACGACTGCAGCGCCGACCACGTCGGCGGCCACCTCGACGACGGCCGCGCCCACGACGACAGCTGCCCCGACGACCACGATCGATGAGCTGACCCTTGCGCAGCAGGCCTACTTCTTCATCTCAGCACAGGCGAACGGTGATTCTGGCGAGATCTCGAACAGGTATCCCTCGACGATCTCGTACAGCCAATATCCGACATTCTGTGGCGAGCTCGTCGTCGTGGAGGAGCAGTTCGCGAACGACGTCAACGCCTACGACTGGCCCGCCGACGCCGATGACGAGGCCGCCGAGCTCGTGACGGCCGCTGCCGGGCTCGCGGGGGCCTACTACGAATGCAGCCACACCGCCGGCACCTCATCCGCTCTCTCGCCGGTGCTCGACGCGCTTGACGCGGCCGGGGAACGGAGCGGCGCCGCGGCGAGCGCGATGCGGCTCGCTCTCGGTCTTCCAATCGACCGCTGAACCACACCTCACCGATGTCGCCTCGCTCTTCATGATCAGCTGATCGCTGCACGCCTCGCGGCGCCACAGCTCGACGAGTGCGCCGTCAGCGCCGAGCGCGACGTCAATCGGCGCGTAACCGGTCGCCCATGACGACGGCGGCGTCGCGGTCCTGGGCTTCGGTGACATGGCTGTACGTGTCGGTCGTCGTGGCGAGCCGGGTGTGCCCGAGCCGCGACGAGACGGTCTTCGCCGGCACGCCGGCCGCGATCAGCTCGGTCGCGACGAAGTGGCGCAGGTCGTAGAGCCGCACTCGCTCGAGGCCGGGCACCTTCGCCTTCAGCCGGCCGAACCGCTTCGTCGCGAGATCAGTTCGCCACGGCCGAACGCCGGCGAGGTCGTCGCTGAACACGAACGGATCGGCGACGAGCTCGACGCCTGCGCTCTCCGCGCGCTCAACGAGCAGCTTGCGCCAGACGGTCAGCGCGTCGATCGTCGCCGGCGAGACCGCGACGGTCCGCTTGCCCTTCGTCTTCGTCGCCTTCTCGGCGCCATCGATCGGATCGATCGCCTGTGACACGAAGATCTGCGCCCGCTCGAGATCGACCTTCGACCATCGCAGCGCGAGCACCTCGCCGGGCCGGCCGCCGACGTCGGCGGAGGTCATGATCCACGCGTACAGCTGCGGCTGATTGGCAACCAGCGCGAGGAGCTGTTGGACCTGTGCGCGCGACGGCTGGGTCGGTGCGCGGCCGGGCGCGGCGGGCGGCACGACCCGGCGTGCCGGGTTCTGCGCGATCCACTCCCACCGCCACGCTTGCGTGAGCGCGCCGGAGATCGTGGCGTGCACGAGGCGGGCGCGGTGGACGCCGCTGGCGGCTTCGATCGCGTCGATGAGCTCGGCGAGGTGCGATGCCCGGATCGAGGCGATCGGCATCGCTAGGACGTGCGCGGGGATCGATGCCTTGCCGCGGTCGTAGTTCCGGCCGGTGCTCTTCTCGTGCTCGACGGTTTCGCGCCAGCGGTCGATGCACTGCTCGAGGGTGACGAGTGTGCCGTCGACGTCGCTGGTGCGCGCGGTGAGCTGCGCGAGCCGCTTCGATGCGTCGCGCTTCGCGCCGCGGAACGTCTCGGAGCGACGGATCCGGCGGCCGGTGAGCGGGTCAGTGGAGTACCAGCGCAGATACCAGGCGTCGCCGCGCTGGATGATGCTGCCGGCTCCATAGTCGCGTCGTGCCATCGGCCAATCGTCGCACGTGGGTGCGACATTGGGATCAGATGGGCGCGCAGACGCGAAAGAGGCCCCGCCGGATTGCTCCGACAGGGCCTCTGACCTGGTGTCCTCGGGTGGAGGTGAGGGGAATTGAACCCCTGGCCTCAACAGTGCGATTCTCCCACCGTCCCAAACATCCGTGGTCACAGACGGTGACAGCAGGCCGAACCGCCGGCTAGGTAGCCGATGACCCACAGAGATGGGAGCGACATGGGCGCGGAAAAGCGCTTGACCGATGCTGTATGGTCCCTCACGTGAGGGCGCGATGAGCCGCTGGTCGTTCGAGGCGCGCGCCGCTCGGCTCGCGGCGATGAGAGATCCTGGTCCGGCCGAACGTCTGCAGAGCCGCGGTGCGCTGGTGATGGTCGCCGGTGTGGCGCTCACGCTCTTCATGGTCCTGGTGGCGCTCGACAAGGACCGGTACGACCTCCCCGCCCGGCTGCTCGTCGGTGCAGCGCTTGGCGGTCCGATCTTCCTCGCGGGCGTCATCGCCTTTGTCGCTGGAGTGGCCATCGACGCACTCCGCGGCCCTATTCATGAATAGGGCCGGGACCGACCGCTCACCCTGGCCTCACTCCTCCTCCACCCAGAGCGTGGGCTCGTCGAGCCCCGGGTCGTCGTAGATGCGGACCAGGTGCAGAACCTTGACGGGGGTGTCGAACACGAGGAAGAACACGGTCGCTGCCGCTCCGGGCACGCTTGCGTAGCGGAGAGCGCGCCGTGATGGCGGCGGCTTCTGGACCGTGCCGTGGGTGACGGCGTCCGGGTCGATGCACGCAGCTCGTGTCCACGTCAGGAGGGTCTCGCGCCGGATCGGGTCGTGGGTGCGCGCGAGCCAGTCGTACAACACCCGCCCGTTGCTGATCTGCCGCGCCACGCGGCGCCCATATTAGGGGTGGATTTGCTGGGCGCGGGCGAGCACGTCGCTGCAGTCGGCGGCGTCGTCAAACGGGTCTTCGCCGCGTTCGACCGCGTCGTAGACCTCGTCAACTTCCTCAAGCGCGCCGTCGCGCACGAGATGCTCGGCGTGACTCTGCGCCCTCTCGTGCTCGTCCGCGCCTCGGCGTTCCACGACCTGATAGGTGCTCACAGGTGTGAACGGTACCTCTTTCGTCACCATTGCCGTGCGTCGCATTGAATGCCGACCGTCCGGCCGCGTTGCCGTCATGCCACGATCATGCCCCCATGACCGAGCCGAAAGACAGGCGCGAACGCGTCAGCTGTCACAGTTCGGCGCCGCGCGTCAGTCGCCGCGGTTGATCCGGAACGCGGCCTGAAGCTTCGCGAAGAGCTCAGGCCAGACGGTCTCGAGGTCGCGGGCGCGCTCGGGGTCGAGCATCGTGAGATCTTCGATCGCTTGTACGGCGCCGGCGAGGCGCGCGTGGCGGAGTCGTTCGCGGTCGAGGCTCATCTGGTCAGCGTCGCGCGCTGGCACCCGTCGTCTCGTTCAGAGCCGACCCGTCTCGTAGCCGTCGATATCGGCTGGCATACAGCACCTGCGTCCCATCACTAAACCATTGACACCGTCTCTAGTTTCTGCCATACTGTTGACAACGTCAAGGGAACAGGGCAGGATGATGGCACGGATCAAGAAGTGGACCAACAACGACAAGATCAACGAGATGCTCGCCAGGTGCGAACAGCAAGGCTGGCGGATCGTCGACGGAGGCAAGCACGTGAAGGCATACCCGCCCGACAAGACCATGGAGATCGTGACGATCGCGAAGACGCCGTCCGATCACCGGGCACCGGAGAACACGAGGCGCGACCTGCGTCACTCAGGGGCGGACCTGTGACCCGCCCCCGGTGGGCGGTCACCGCCACCCTCGACGGCCCGGTCGACGACGACGAGCTCGTCGGCCGGCTCGTCGAGGCCCTCGGCGCGCCGGCACGTTCCGGCCCTGGGCGGATCACCATCGACTACACCGTCGAGGCCGCCATCATCGCCGCCGCACAGCAGAAGGCGCTCACCGTGCTGACCGCCGCCGGTATCCCCGCTGGGTGGTCGATCGTCGGGATCGAGGTGCTGACCGAGGAGATCGCCGATGAGCGCCTCGAGGAGCCGCGTGTGCCGCCGTTGGTTGGGATCACCGAGACGGCCGAGATCCTCGGCGTGTCGCGCCAGCGCGCTCACGCGCTCACCCGCACCCCGACGTTCCCGCGGCCGGTCGCCGAGCTCGCTTCCGGTCCGGTGTACATCGAGAGCGCGGTGCGCGGGTTCGCCGAGACACCGCGCCGCGGTGGCCGCCCCGGCGGGCGGTTGGCGCAGATCGAGGTCCGCGACGAACGTGGCCGTGGCTGCCTGGTGAACGTCCGCGGCACGGTGACAGGGACGAAGACGCATTGGACGTTCACCGGCCATCCGGATGCTGCCGCGATGCGCGCGATCGCGCGCACGATCGCGACCTACGGGCCGGAGGTCCGCGGGCTGCTCGACGATCAGCCGGGAGTGATCGCGAAGGCGTCGCTCGGTGATGACGGCGACCTCGTGCTCGAGGGCCTCGGCCCGATCGGCGCCAGCTCGCACGAGTAGATCGGGAACGCGAAGAAGGCCCGCCACCCCAGTCGGAGTGGCGGGCCTTCTCGGTGGCAAGGGTCAGCTGTGAGATGCGTCGGCAGTCAGGCGTTTGTCGTCCCACGGACCGCGAGGCTCGTAGAGCGGATCGTCTGGCTCAAGCCGCCAGAACTCGCCGGCCTTCACCCATGTCCGACGCATCTGGCGAGCTGTGCCCTGGTAGCGGACGCCACCGCGGCGAAGGAGCCACGTCGCGAACCTGTCGGCAGCGCGCAGCCAGAGCGGACCGCCACCGTCGGCCAGGTGCCCTCGTTCCTCTTGGCGGTCCTGCACCCAGTCTTCGAGCTTGGCACCGGGAGCCCAGAACAGACGGTGCTGCACGTTGTAGAAGTACCGCCACTCGACCTCGTTGCGGCCCATGCGGCGATGGTACTCCCTACCTCATGACGGGTGCTTTGGCCTTCCAGGCGGCGGCGCCCTTCGGGTCGTCGAGCCACCAGCCTGTCGGCCCGGCTGCGGTGCCGACGGCGGAGTGGAACCAGCAGACGAACGACGCACCTTCGACGTGTGCCCAGTCGAGCCCGTCGGTAATCCAGCGCGCGAGGTCGTCGCCGGTGCGATGTGACGCGGTCTCGGCGATCCCCCACCAGACGCCGCCGGCCTGCCGCCATAGCGCGAGCGTCGGCTCGGTCTGGGCGCGCAGGGTGCGGTTGCTGTTCGGGTCGTACGGATCGAGGAGCAGCACGAAGTTGCCGACGTGCTCGGTCGGGAACCAGTCGGCGCTCGAGGTGTTCAACGTCTCGGCGTCGCGTTCGAGCCACGACATGAGGACGGCGCCGGCGACCACGTCGTCGCGGCCCGAGGCGCGGACGCGCTGCTCGAGGAGGTGGCAGGCGGCGCGGTAGACGGTGGGCGTCATGGTGCCGCCGTCGTTCTCGGGTTCGTGCCAGATGACGAGCACGGTGACGATCGGGTTGCCGGCGGTGTCGTGCTCGACGGGGATCGAGGTGATGAACCGGTCCCAGTAGGCGGCGGTCGCTGCGCCTTTGACGGAGATGATGCGGTGGCGGCCGTGCATCTGGGAAGCGCCGCTCGCTGACGAGAAGCTGGTCGGGAGCACGCTGTTGAAGGTGCGCAGGACACCGCATCGGCCCTTCGTCTGTTCCCACGCGGTGAGCGCGGCAGCGGCGGTCTGGCCGGCCTTCGCGTTGATGGTCGCGCCGATCCACGTGTCGACCTTCACCGGCGCCGGCTGGAGCGCGGCGAGGCGGGCGAGGAGCGCCTGGTTCGAGACGAGCAGCGCGGCGTTCTCTTCGCCGAGCCGGGCGACGGTCGCTGTCGCGGTGTCGGCGCGTGCGATCGCCGTGTCGCGGTCGACGGTGACAGCGTCGATGATGGCTTCGATGCCGATGAGCTCGGTGCGGATGTTGTCGATGAGGGGGATGGCCATTGTGTGCTCCCGTGGTAGGTCAGTTCGCGCTGGAGGCGCACGGTCGGCAGGGTTCGCTCACCGCGGCAGGGCGACGTCGCAAGCAGCGTCGGAGACGGGGTGGACGCTCAGGCAAGCTGAGTGGCGACGTACCCGGTCGCACCAGCGGCCGACGTCGACACCGTTGCCGCCCTCGCGGTGCATGTCGCCGAACTGCACGTGACCGAGATCGTCAACGTCCCGGCGACTGTGACGACAGCGACCGCCGAGATGTGCAGGGTGCCCTCGAACAGCGTCGTCGAGTTCAACATGATCTCGTCGGATGACGCCCCGTCGAACGTCGCGGTCGCCGAACCTGCTCCGAGCACGGCAGCCGTCTTCGGGAGTGTGGGGCTTCCGTTCTGCGTGACAGAAACGTGAGCGTCGATCTTCCAGGTGCCCACCGCCAGGGAGCCCGTGGTGAGCACCACGACAGGCGTCGTCCCGATGCCGGAGAAGTCGGTGGTCCGATGGTTCGCGTTGTAGGCAGTGGCACCGGCGAGCAGCTTCCAGGTTTGCGAGGAAGTGTCGACCGTGATCGGCGACGTCGTGATGAGACCCCACAGGGACCCGTCGCCGCACAGCACAGTGCGGCCGTTGTTCGTCGACCCGGAGGGGAAGTCCGGCGGACGTGACCACGGGAACCGGACGACCGTCGACGCGGACGGGTACGCGAAGTTCGGGGTGAACGACAGCACCGACAGCGACGTCGCGCCGACCGCTGCGGACGAGGTGACATTCAGCACCTGGGTGTGGCCGGCACCATCGTCAAGCGTGACCTGGGCACCGGAGGCGATCGCGACTGTGATCGCGGTCATCGGGACCGTCGTGATCGCCCCGCCGGTCGACAGGTCACTCGAGAGCGTCCCGTTCACCGTGGGGATCAGCCACGGGCCGTTGTGCGACTGGGTCGACTCGGCGGTGAGCAGCACCCGGTCATTGCCCTGCGTCTGGTATGACCCGATCAACGGCAGCCCGGACAGCGACAGCGCAGTCGTGGCGACCGCCTTGACCGCCGGGAGCGACGGGACGTCCTGCTGCCGTGGCGGATCGCCCGCATTCACTGGCGCGGGGACACCGGGGAACGTGCCGGCGGCGGACGACTGGTAGAACCCGGAGTCGACCTGCAGCGGCGGCACCTTGCGGCTCAGCAGGTACGAGTTCGTGACGCCGTTCAGGCCGGGCACCTGGACCCACCCGGTGAAGCGCGGGTGATAGCCGTTCAAGATTGCGTCGGCGAGCCCGTGGAAGCGGAGCAGACCGTGGCCGGTGAAGATCGCAGTCGAGTCGATCACCATGCACGGCACCGGAGTGCCGCCGTTCTGCTCGGCGGCGATATGCAACGTCGCACCGTCGATCTGCGTGAACGCATCCATGACGATGAGGCCCTCGGTGGAGGTGCCGCCACCGTCCTTCACGTTCGCCATCAACGTGATCTTCGCCCCGGCGAACTCGCACTTACGCGTGAGGTGGAGACCTCGCGCGCCGGGCTTCCAGCCGCCCATCGAGAACCACCACTCGGTGTAGTCGAACGAGAAGTAGCCGCTGTACGAATCGTCGCCGCCGTCGAACAGGACGTGGGTGTCGCAGTTCCCGGTGTGGATCCGATGCGCCTTCGTGCGCTCGGTCCAGGCGACAGCGCCGGCGTTCCCGGCGGCGTAGAACGGATTCGTGAGATCGAACCAGGCGCCGATCGAGGTCCCGCCGATCGACGTGGAGTCGTTGTCTGTGAAGTTCTGGATGACCAGGTCGATGTCGGCGCCGGTGTGCGGCCCGTAGTGCAAGCCGACCGCGCCCGGGGCGGCGTTCGCTCCGTCGATAGTGAACCCGCCGATCGGAGGCGACGTGCGGTGCGTGTCATCGAACGCTGTCGGGATCGCGTTCATCACGTCGCCGGTGAACCCGACCGGCGCGTTGATCATCATCAGCCGCGAGCCCGGCCCGACGAACCCGATGGTGTTCACCGTGATCGGCGCGACCGACCCGACGTAGCTTCCGGGCGGGTGGTCGATGATGACCGGTTCGCCGCTTGCGGTGTACTGGGCGATGAGGGCCGCCCACGCCGCCGTGGAGTCGATCACACCGGTCGGGTCGACGCGGATGGTGACGCCATTCGGATCGGACGGGTCGCGCCAATCGGCGGCGTTGATCCTGACCGCTGCGCTCGTCAGCGGTGCGAACTTGGAAGCAAGGTTGCGGCGGATGGTGAAGCTCACGCGTGCACCCCGAGCTCGAACACCGTCACCGAGCACGTCCCGGTCGCGACGACGCCGTAGATCTCATCGAGCGCCGATGTCGTGTTGTAGTCCGCCGTGTCGCCGGGATCGAGCGGTAGCCCTTTCGTCGATCCCGTTGCAGCGACATCGGCGCCGCCGAGGAACACGCGCACGGAGCCGTCGTTGAAGATCGATCCGGACGCGCCGGGAACACCATCGCCACCGTCGATGCCGATGGTGCCAGTCAGCTTCGTCGGTGAAGTCGTGACGCTGACGGATCTGCTCTTGACTGCCATGGGCTCGGCTCCTTGATGAGGTCGCTGCAGGGATGGAAGCGCGCCCGCCACGTGACGCCAGGCGGGCGGGCACGGCTGGTTAGCGGCTGGACGCGAAAAACGCGTTGTTCGACGTCGTGAGCGTCCCCACCGTGGACGGGACGGGATGCGCGGAGGCTTCCTTGTAAGCGACGCCGGAGCCGTCCATGATCATCGTCGCCCGACCGAAGGTGACCGTGGTGTTGTCGGCGGTGAGGACGGCCCAGTCGCCGTCGTCGATGTTGCACGCCGCCGTAAACGGCACGAAGCTCAGCTGTCCGCCGGTCGGGCACGCGACTGTGCCGCTCGTCGCCTTCCTGTTACCCGACGGGAGGGCGTCGACCCCGGATGAACCGTTGTTCGGCACGATCCCGACCGAGATGTTCCCGGACTGGGTGCCCACCCAAATCCACAGGCCGGTCGCGCCGGCATGAGCGCCGCGCATCCGTACGTAGCGGCACTGGTTCGCGGCAGAGAACGCCGCGACCGCGGTGGCCACGCGGGCGTCGATCGTTCGCGCTGCGCCGAGTGGCCCGTCGATGGCGCCGGGGAGCGCGTGCCAGCCCGTGTTGCCGGTGCCGGTCTGCTTCACGTAGACGACGGTCGCGACGCCCCCATCGGATCTGAGGAACCATGAGCCGACCGGGGCGGTGATCACACCTTCTGGTGTGCCGGAGCCAGCGAGGACGACGGGGCCGGCGGTGTTGTCGCCGAACGTGATTCGCCCGGTCGAGCCGTCGATCTCGACGGTCTCGGTGGTGTAGCTGTCCGAGAAGAAGCGCAGGATCCGTCCGCGTGGGATCTCGACGCGGCCGTTCGTGAGGTTCACGTTCAACGCGTCGAGCCCGCTCGGGTCGGTGACGAGGAACCCGTTGCCGCCGGTCGCTCGGACCGTCGTCTTGCCACGGGTGATGTTGCGTGACTCCTGCGTGTTCACCGTCGACGACTGGCCGATCGCGTGGATCACGACCTCTGACGACGCTCCAGCTGTGCCGGATTGGACGGTGCCTGAGGACTGGTTGACGAACAGCTTGTACCGGTTGTCGGAGTCGTTCACGAACGCGACCGCGCCGGAGGTGCAGTCCTCGATCACGCCTTGGATGTCCCACCCAGAGATGGCTGTTCCACCGATCACACCGACCGAGATGCCGACTGGTGTGGTGGCGCCGGCACCGAGGACGATCGCGCCGAGCCAGTGAGCTTGGCCGCCTGCTTCGATCGACACGTTCGCGACGGACGCGCCCTCGGCGTAGTTGCCGATTCCGAACACGGCACAGCCGAGCCGGAACCCGTAGGTGTGCTCGTTGCCCCACGCGTGGCATCCGTAGTACTGGGCGCCTGCCGCGCCGGATGAGCCGGCGTTGCGCGGGTAGAAGCCTTCGGCGGCGTTCTTGATCGCGGTGCAGTCCCGCCAGATCGAGTCGTGCGGACCGAGGTTGTCGAACCCGCGGCGGCCGCAGGTGAGCACGGTGATTCGCTCGAAGTGCGACTCCATGTTGTAGTGCGGCGCCGCCGGCGATGATCCACCGCCCTTCCACTCGGTCGCGACGCCGTCGGTGAGGGCGTCGCGGACGGTGACGTCGCGGATCATCATCGAGTAGCCGTAGGCGCGGATCCCGTACGAGGTGCCGGTCTGGTGGGCCTTGTTTCCGTCGACGGTGAGCATCGCGAGCGAGCAGTCGTGGATCCCGCCCGTGGAGCCGGAGCCGGTGAGCGAAGCGAAGTTCGTGGAGACGATCGAGTCGGTGTTCGAACCGTTCGCGAGGTGGAGGGTGGTGACCTGTTCGCCCTTGCCCCACACGTGGACGCCGGTCGGCCACACGAACCCGGTGTGCGACAGCACGCCGGCTGGCAGCTCGACGATGCCGCCGCCGGCGGCGGTCGCGGCGGCGATCTGTGCCGTGATGCGCGCGGTGGCGTCCACGACGCCGGTCGCGTAGGACGCTTCGACGGGGAAGACCGGCAGCCAACTCGTGAACGCCGCCTTCGTCCCGGCCGGTGTGTTCGCGCGGACAGTATCGGTGCCGGTGATCGCCTCGTTGTTCGTGGCGAGCTCGACCTTGCCGGCGACGGTGGTCGACGCGTTCGGGATCGTGAGCCCGCGGGGCCGGACCGTCGTGATCGTTGCCGGCGGGTCAACGACAACCCAGCCGGACGCCTCGAGCGCGTTGACCGCGCCGATCGTCACCATGATGGTGACGTCGAGCACGGAGTTGTACATGTACGCGAACTCCACGGCGGGCGCGCTCAGCCTTCGTCGGATGTTGGCAGGAGACCGCGTTGTGCCGGCGGGACTGGGGTGACTCGGCGGACGATGCGTTGCGCGACGCCGATCACGACGAGGACCCCGCCGCCCCATCGGAGCCAGTCGTCCTGCCATCCGTGTGGGAGCTCGTCGGCGACCTCCTGGACGACGACCTCGACGCCGGCGCCGGCTGCAGCGAGCCAGGTCGGTGCGGCGGTGAGCAGAACGCGGATACGTGCGATCAGCTTCTTCATGATCTGGTCCCCTTCCGGAGGGTCAGCGGAGTTGGTCGTCAGTGACCGGGCACGGCAGCTGCGACTCGGTCGGCAGCGCGGCCCACGCGTTGATGCGTTCGACGGCGTCGTGGTAGTCGGCGGACTTGTCGACGAGCTCGTTGATCGCCGCCGTGATCCTCGCCTCGTCGCGTGGTGTGCTGACACCGGTGACAACGAGATCGCCGAGCGCCGCGAAGTAGTCCTGCGAAGCGATCCTCGTGAGCGCCGCCCACTTCAGTTCGCACTGGCCCTGCTCTGTCTCGTTGACCCGCGACGCGTCGAGGGTCCGTTGCGCCTCGTTCAGCTGCCCTGTGAGCGTCTCGACCTGGTCGGTGAGGTTCTGGACGGTGTGGCGTGTCTCGCGGCCGCTGCTGTTGCGATCCTGGATCACCCACACCGAGATCACGAGCGCCAGCGCGACGCAGACTCCGCCGCAGACACCGAAGATCGCCATCCACCGTCTGGCCGAGGCCTGTGCGATCCGAACGTGCTGCTCGAGTTCGACGGCGCCGGCTTCGGTGAGGAGCTGGTCGGTGAACTCCGGTCCGGTCCGGGCCCCGGCACGGCGCTGGCGTATGCGGCGCTCGACGCCGTCGGCGGGACCGCTGTCTTCGACGCGGCGATCATCGGTCATCGGGTACCTCCGTTGATGGGTTGCCCGCCGAGACTGATGACCTGCGCCGCGAGGGCGTCGATGATGGCTGTCTGCGCTTTCAGCTGCTGGGTGAACGAGTCGCGTTGGCTGGCGAGTTCACCGCGGACGTTGCGCAGCTCTCCGCCGAGCCGTGCTGTGCGGCGCTCTTCCTGGTCGAGCCGGGCGCGCAGATCGTCGCGGTCGGCGAGCAGCTGGGCGCGTTCGGTGTCGGATCGTTCGAGCGCGGCCTTCAACGCAGTCAGCCCGATCTGGACCTCGGCGACCTGTGCGGCGCGGGCGTCTGCGAGCTTCTTCGTCCGATAGGTCTGCCAGCCGGCGACACTGCCGATGACCGCTGCGACACCGGACAGGATCGCTGCGGCGTACGGGAGCCAGTTGTTCACCCGCTCGGCTCAGACGTTGGCGCCGTTCGGCGCAAGATCGCTGTCGTCGAGGCCGAGCAGCGTCTTCGCCGACTTGAACATGGCCGGATTCGCGGTGGGGTCGATGGGGAGCGCGATCTTGCCGTCGGTCGCGAGGTCGGCATGAGCGGAGGGCGGGTCCGCGGTGACGCCGTACTTACGCCGCCACTCGGGTGCCTGCTCGCGGGAGCCGCACAGGAACCCGCTCGGGGTCTGCAGGATTTCGAGCCAGAAGCCTTTGAACCGGATCAGCTGGTACATGTCGTCGTCGTCCTCGTGTTCGTCGGGGGGCGGAGCGGGGGTTGGCGCCGGTCGTGGGTTGGTGGCCTTCTCGAACGCTGCGACGGCGTCGGGGATGCGGTCACCGACGACGTACCGGATGTGCCAGATCTCGGTGTTCTCCCATGACCACCCGAAGCGCGGCGCGTTCGCCGCGAGCCAGCCGAGATGCGGTGCGATCGATACGGCGTCGTCGGGGCCGAGCCCGTCGGACCAGTCGGAATCGGTGGCCGTGTCGACGGCGAGACCGAGCCCATGGTTCGAGGTGCCAGGCACTGCGGCCATCGCGGTGTTCGGGAGCTGGTACCAGAGCTGCCCGTTCCACAGCTTCGTCGGGCGGCCGACGAGGAGGTTGAGCGTGTACCGCTGGCGGAACAGCGTGGCCTGGTCGGCGAGCGTGCGGTAGGTGCCGCCATAGCTGTAGGTGAGCGGCACCCCGTCGGCGGTCGCCGCGGCGACCAGTGCACGCCACGCGCGGGCGGCGAGATGGTGGAGCTGCCCACGCGGGCCGATCGTGACGAGCAGGGACGGGTCGAGCTGGCCGTTGGTGACACCGAGTAGGTCGGAGGGTCGGACGACTTGGACGATCGGCAGCGCGGTCATAGGCCGCCGATCCACGTCGCGGTGAGCCATGCATAGGCTCCGCCGTTGAGCGCCCCACCCGAAGACTGGTACGCGATCAGCTGGAACGTGTCGCCAGCGTTGAATGCGAACATGCCCATCGCCGTGTTCACGGTGTTCGCAGTGACCGACCCGTTCGTCTGCTCGCTGTAGGCGTAGCGGACGCCGAGCGCGTTGAAGTCGATCCAGGTGGCGCGGGTGCCGTTGTTGTTGCCTGCGAACTCGAACTGGTATCCGACCAGCCACAGCCCAGTCCGTGGGATCGTGATCGTCGCCGATCCGGACGCGTGCATCGCCTGCGCGTCGCCGTCCTCGACGTCGAACGTGACCGCGGTCGCGGTGGTGTTCGGGATCGACTGAAGAGTGGACTTGCGGAGACCAACCACCGGCCGCGTCTTCTCGGCGATGATGATCCAGACGCTCCCGTCGTACAGGGTGATCTGCTTCGGCGTCGTGAGGAACGTGAACATCCCTGCCTCGGGCGAAGGGATCGCAGCGTCACGCGCGACCGCGGTCGCGAAGCGGAGCAGCGACAGCTTCTCGAGCGCCTCGATCATCGTTTCGAACGCGCCAGGCCCGTAGCCGACGAGATCGGTCGCGTCGGGGTACGGGACGCCGGCGAGTGCCGATGTGGCCATGGAGAGCTCCTCTGTCGATGGTCATCACCACGGCGCGAACGCGTGGCGGAGTTCGTTCAGGTGTCGGCGGGCGCTGTGACCGTGGGAAGCAGGAACGCTTCGTCGGCGGTCTCCATGCGCAGCTGGAATCGGCCGCGGCCGACCATCACCCACTGACGGACAGTCGCGGCTCGCGCGACAGCGACGACCTCGTCGACGGTCATCGCGGCCAGCGCTGCTCCTCTCGCGGTGCCCTCGGCCCAGACGAGCCGCTCGACGGTGTTGGCCGCGGCGATGGCCGAGACGGCTTCGTCGACGCTGATCGGTTCCATGTGGGTGGTCATCGTGCGTTCACCGTGCCCACGTTGAACCAGGCGAGCTCGCCGACGTCACCGAACGCGTCCTCAGACAGCGTGTGCCCGTCGATGTGGTTCATGTGGTCCTGGTTGTTGTTCCAGTGGAGCAGCATCTTGCAGCGCGGGAACAGCTCGATCTGGTCGGCGATCGTGCGGATCCGATCCGCACATTGCGTGTCGGTCATCACGTCGAACCAGGTGCCCCACTCGAGCAGCGCGAACGGTTTCGTGCCCGAGTACGAGTAGCCGCCACCGACTGCAGGGTGTGCGGTGGTCGCGAACGTGTAGAACCCGGGCCAGCCCGATGGCCCGTCGACGTTCTCGTTGATGAGCGATCGTGGTGAGCCGCCGCTGGTGCCGAGCCCGAAGTCGATCCGGTTGGTCGACTGGAAGTACGGGTTGCCGGCGATGATGTCGACGACGTCATCGCCGGGCCACAGCGCCATGTAGCCGTCGCCGTCCGCAGTGAGGGCCCACGACGAGTAGCCGGTCATGTTCCAAACCCAGCGGACGTTCGTCGCACCGTTCGCGCGGGCGAGTTGCACGATGTGCCGCCACATCGCGACGTAGTCGGCGTCGGTGTAGCCCGGGTCGCCGCGGTTCGAGTTGTTGTCGGGCTCGTGTTCGAGAGCGATCAGCACGATCCACGGGTACTGGCTGATGTTGCCCGCCCAGGTGGTGATGATCGCGTCGTTTCCGCCCGCAGCGACCGACGCGAAGCTGCGATTGCTGGCGATCTTCCAGTTGAACATCGGGATCGCCCGGGCGGCGCCGGCGGGTTCCAGCATCGAGCGTTCGTTCGCGGTGAGGATGCCGTCCCAGTTCGCGCCGGACTTGTAGAAGTGCAGCACGTCGGGCCGGCGGCGCGCGAACGCCATCCACAGGTTGAGCCCGGCTTGGGTCATCCCTTGGGCGCCGGCCGGGGGTGTGTGTGCGCCCCACCAGCAGCCGGTGACGGGCATGTTGTTGGAGTCGACGAAGGTGTTGCCGGGATCGTCGGGGATGCTCACCGGATAGGGGTCGGGCATCACGTTGGCGTCTTCGAACCAGTGATCGATGAGGAGATCGATCGGGCTGGAACCGATCACGTTCGGATGCGACGGCATCGCTGTGTCCGATGACGCCCAGCGGAGGATCTTGTAGCTCGGGGCACCGGTGACGGCGGACATCTGGCCGAGGTGCTCGTTGCTGAAGTCGGCCTCGGTGAGGTCGTTGACCATCGTGTGCGTCTCGAGCGGGGTGGCGCCGGACGGGTCGGCGTCGATCGTGGCGCCGTCGTAGATGGTGATCGTCGGCTTGCCGCCGCCGGGGGCGTCGATCAGGATCTCGTATTCGGTGGCGGTGGTGAACGCTGTCGTTGCGGTGATCGCGCTGGATCCGGTGCCTGAGATGAGGTCGCGGAGCTTCAGCTTGCCGTCGGTGCCGATGCCGACTTGGTAGGCGGTGAGCGAGTTGTCGCCGTTGCGGATCTGGTTGAACCAGCTCGTCGAACCTGTCGGTGCCGACGTGTAGAGGATGCGGCCGCGGGCGAAGTGGTGGGTGTGGAGCGGCTTGTTGTAGCGGGCATAGCGGGATCCGGTGATGTTGATGAGGAGGCCGGAGGTGTCGCCGTTGAGGAACGATCCGACAGCGAAGGTGAGGACCCCGGTGCCGGTCATGTCGGTCGCGGTGAGCAATGCCGCGGTGACCGTCGTGCCGTTCACGGTGTGGGTGAACGGCTCGTTGACGAGGTTCGCTGGCACCACGGTGCCGCCGCCCGGGATGTCGTCCATCAGCCCGACTTCGACGTCGGAGAAGCTGACCGCGGTGACGTCGATCGACAGGACCCCGACGGCGCCGACCTCGCCGGTGTTGTTGATGTTCGCGCCGGTGTAGAACGCGATCCGGACCTCGTCGCCGCCGACGGCGTTCTCTTCGATGGCGTACCAGTCGCCGAGCGACAGCCCGAACGCCGACAGGTCGTCGTGGGTTCCGGTGCCGGTGGTGCCGTCCTGCAGGTAGACGTGGCGGTTCTCGTCGACGCCGAACTGGTAGGCGACGGTCGTGTGGTCGCCCGCGTAGACCTGCACGTTGAATGTCTGCTCGGACGGTGCCTGACGGAGCTGCCAGTAGTGGCGCTTGCGCCGGACTGGATCGACGGGAAGCACCCAGCGTCCGCGATGCTCGGTATCGCCGAAGATTCGCAGCGCGGAGCCACCGTCGATCGAATCGAGCGACGTGTGCGTCAGCGTCCCTGAACCGGACGACGAGTCCCAGCTGGTCGTGAGCTCGTTCGCTTCTTCGCCGTCGGTGCCGCTGTCGAAGCTCTCGGCGATCCTCGACGTATCGACCACCGGCGGTGTGGAGACGATCGTGTCGTCGCGGGTGCCGATCAGCCACGCCTTCGCGCCGAGCATTCCGGAGCCGGCCGCGGTGACCACGACCGTGATCTCGGTGTCGTCCGCGATCCCGGTCGACGAGATCACGGCGGGGATGGTGGCGTCGAGCGAGGTGGTGTCACCGGCGTCGACCGTCAACGGCGTCGAGAAGATCGACACGCCGGCGATCAGGATGTCGACGGTCCACTGCCCTGATGTGGACGGGGTGATCGAGCTGGCCTTCACCGCGGTCGGGATCAGACCGAACGGCATCCGTCCGGTCCACTTCGTGCCGGTCGTGAGCGGCGCGGTGTCGGAGCCGAGCTCGAACAGGATCGGCGCGGTGTACCGCTGTGCGGTGGGTGTGTCGGCGAGCGGCACCAGATCTCCGGTCCGAATCTTGACCGTCTGCCCGTTCTGCACGCCGGCGACGAACTCCTCACCGTCGAGGGCATCGGCGTCGTCGAGATCGAGGATCGCCGTCACGGTCGTCACCGGCATCGCATCACTCCCCTTCTCATCAGATTTTGAACAGGACGAGGCGGTCCGCGCCGGTCAGCAGCAGCGCGACACGATCACCGTTCACGGGCGCGTAGGCGGCCGGTTTCGTGGCCGGCGCGGGCGTCTCTGCGGCGTCGAGCAGCACCTTGAACGGTGCGGTCGACGTCACGGTGCCGTACTCGAGGCGCGGGGTCTCGTTGAGACGGGCGAGGGCTTCGAGGAGACGGTCGGTGTGTCGTTTGCCGGTCATGCCGCGAGCTGTCGCGCCCGGCATTGGAACGTCTGGCCTTCTTCGGCGCCGAGACCGGTGGTGATGCTGTCGGCGATGTGGACCTCGTTGACCCCGATCCGCTCACGCTTGAACAGGATCGGGTCGCCGGCTTCGAGCGCCGGGTTCGTCGTCGCTTCGGCGGACAGCTCGCGGGCGATCCCGAGCCCACCGATCAGCTTGGCGTACGCCGCGGCTTCGGCCTGCGCCTGCGATCCGATGAGCGTCGACTTGAACGGCGGCGCCGGCTTGCGGCCGAACCGGCCGTAGTAGTAGCTCGGCGACGACGGATCGTCGTCGGTTGCGACACCGCGGTACTGGGTGGTGTTCGCCGAGTTGTTCCCGATCGCGATCCACCGGTTGTACGACTTCGTCCGATCACGCCTCATGCTGATCGCCTTCAGCGTCTGCCCGTCGCCCTCGGCGATCGTCGTCACCGGGGCGGCGGTGCGCACGTCGAGCTCGGGGCGCAGCACAGGCCGCCCGTAGCCGTTGAAGAACAGCTCCATGCCGACCGAGCGGGCCATCAGCTGCGCGTGGTCGAACGGGTCGCTGAACGCCGGGAGCACCAGCGGCGGGGTGACGTGAGGGCAGTCCACGAAGTCGAACTCGAGGCCGGGCACGCAGAAGTCGATCAGTGTGCGGATCGCGTCGGTGAATGGTGTCCCGCCGGCGATCGGGTAGTCGTCTTCGAGCATCGCGTCGCGGACTCGTTGCGACCGGTCGAGTGCCGAGATCGAGGTGAGAAGCGTGACGCCGTCGATGAGCGAGTCCTGGATGGGGAACACGCCGAGCGGTTTGGTCTCGATCACAGCGTCGATCGCCGGCGAATACCGGATGAGCGGCCAGCCGATGACGTCGCCGTCCTCGGTGACGAGCACGTCGCCGTCTTCGGTGACAAGCGCGGTGAGCGTCGCGCGTGACGACGCCGCCCGGGCTGAGCGGTAGACGACGCCGCGTTCGAGCACGATCTCGTAACCGTCCGGTGACAGCGGGTCACCGAGATCTGCAGGGATCAGCGTCGGTTCGGCGAGCTGCACATCACACCGGCCGCGCGACGCCGCTGTCGTGTCTTGCACCACGGAGCCGGCCACGATCGACAGATCGCGGAGCACCGGCACGCCGCCGTACAGGATCGACGCGAGGGTGACCATCCGGCCCGACGACGCGATCGCCGCGTCCCAGCGTGGGGAGCGTTGCATCACAGCAGATCCCCCCACGTCGTGCCATCAGCGAGGATGGCGGCCCACGTGACCGCCTGGTCCGCCATGTCCTCCCAGGTGAGGCCTGGGATGAACACGCCGTTGTCGACAGGCCGGCCGACCTGGGTGTACGGGATCTGGTAGCGGCGCATCTGAGCGGCGCGTCCCCAGATCTTGCCCGACGGGTTCTGCCGCTGGTAGGTGCCAGGTCCGATGTACCGGTTCGGGTGCAGATCCCATGCCGCGGGGAGCTGCAGCAGCAGCACGGGCTGGTCGAGCAGCAGCTCGAGGTCGAGCGCCTCCTGGAAGGTGGAGGTCTGGATCACGAAGTCGCCCTCTTCGCCGTCGCGGACGTCGGACACCCTCGTCTTCAAGTTCGCACCGAGGACCTTGTGCTTCGACTCGACGATCGGTCGGGTCGGCTCCGGAAGCTTGCGGATCCGGACGGTGCGGCTGTTCGCAGGGAACGTGAGGTCCTTCAGGATCGCGACGTCCGATGACCAGATCGTCGACTGGGACACCTTCCACTCGCCCGCCAGCTGCGACGTGCCGAGGATCGCGACGCCACGCGCCCGGTAGCGGACCGTGACGCCGTTGCCGGCCTCGAAGTCGTAGCCGATCCACACGTCACCGGGCGGGTCGGTGAGCGTCGCGCCACGCACCGGCACCCAGGTGAGCATCGCATCGTCGGATCGTTCGACCTCGAGCAGATCCCACGGCTCGCCGGCGGTGTCTCGGGTGACGGTCAGCCTCACGCGGAAGTCGCCGTCCTGGCCGGCCGCGAAGACCGACAGGACCGTCGGCGCAGGGGCGTCAACGGTGAAGTCGGAGAACGACGCCCACGGGCTCCAGTGCGCCTGCCCGTTGATCGACTGCGCGGTCCGCACGTACGCCCGATAGGCGGTGTTGTTCGGAAGCGGCCCGACCTTCAACGCGCGGGCAGTGCCCAGTAGCACGCTCGTGTCGAGCGTCGCCGGCGACGTGGCCGGATCGAACCCGGAGATCGATCGCTGCGCGGTCGAGAACACACGGGACTGGTAGTAGGCCTGCGGTCCGCCGCCCTCGCCGGCGACGTGCTGCCACTCCAACGTCACCGACGTCGAGTCGATGATCGTGCCGGTCGGCCCCAGGACCGTCGTCGTCGGCTGCTCGGCGTAGTCGATGTCGACGTACAGCTCGTAGACCCGGACGGCGTCGGCGCCGGACACGAGCACCGACATGACGAGCGCCTGCAGCTGTTCCTGGGTTCCGGTCCACGCGGTCGGCGCGCCGGATCCGTCGAAGATCGTCGCGGTCAGCGGGATCGTCGCGACGGCGATCTGCGACGAGTCGACGAAGAACGTGCCGACCGGCGTCCGGTCAGCTGACGCGGGCTGCGCGACGCTCAACGACAGCTGCGACGTCGATGTCACCGCGCGGGCGCGGCACCGGGGCCGGATCGTTTTCGTCAGCGCGCCAGCCGGCAGGATGAACACGTCGACGCTGAACGCGTTGATCGTCACCGCAAGCTGCCCGCCGACTGCACCGGCGACGAAGCTGGTGTCGGAGTCGTCCTTCGTCGCCGCGTGCACCGATGCGGCACCGGACACGGTCCATCCGTCGACCGCTACCGTCCCGGTTGGCCGCAGGGTCGCGATCGTCACCTGACGCCCGCCAACAGTCGGGCGTCGCTTTCCCGGTCGGCACGGTCGATCTCGATCCGGGCGATCCGGGAGATCTCCTCGTTCCCGATGAAGACCCGCACCACCGTGTCGCCGATCGCGACCGAAGGTGCCGCCATCGCGCCAGGGCCGGCCGGATGGTACGCCTGCGATGCAGCTGCGGTGAGGAGCCCTTGCAGCTTCGGATCGTCCATGACCCACTCGCCGCGCCCGGCCTCGGCAACCCGGATGACCTGGCCGCCAACCGTCGCCGGCACGTAGCCGCCGGCCGCGAAGGTCGGGATGCCGTCGAGGATGCGATCGATGTACGGCGCCAGCGCCGGGGCATTCTGCTCGTCGGCGAGCAGTGCAGCACGAACCGCAGCCGACCACTCCGGCGTCTTGTCCTCGATCCCAGCGTTGTTCGCGTTCGCGTCTGCCCGCTCATACAACGCCTGCGCAGCACGCTCCTTCGCGCGTTCCAGGTCGGCGTTCGCATCGGCACGTTCCTGATCGGTCGCTTTCCGATCATGCGCATACCACTCCGCCGTCGCAGCCGCGGCCGACAGATCCGACATCGCCTCATCAGCAGCACGCGACGCATCCGCCGCCGACCGCCGCTCCCCCGCCTTCTCGTACGCGTCTTCGATGCGGTCGAGCCGCGCCTTCTCAGCCTTCTCCGCGGCGTCACGCATCGCGTCGATCTTGGCCTGCTGTTCTTCGGCGATGTCCAGCTCGACATCGTGCAGCTCGCCCCAGATCTTGCGGTGATCCGCCGAGTAGGCGTCGGTCGATTCGAGCTGCCCCTTCAGATATTCGCGGTACTCGCGCAGCGTGATCTCGCCGGAGTCGAGCTTGAAGCGCATCACCTCGCGCTCTTCTTCGATCCGGTCGTCGTTCGCGCGCTTCTCGTCCTCGGCGAGCTGCTGCCGCCTTTCGAAGACGGCCTCTTCCTCGTCGGAGTACTTCACGAGCCCTTCCTGCTTGTGCGCGAGGTAGGCGTCGTAGTCCGCGGCCGACAGATCGTGGCGCTTGTAGCGGTTCTCCATGACGTCGTCTTCGGAGGTCGCCTCGGTGGTCGACGGCGCGGGGGGCTGGACCACGTACTGGTCGAGCAGATGCGACTGCTCGTACGCGTTCCAATCGTTCGCCGCGCCGACGGAGCTCGCGGCGCCCGTCTTGGCTCCCTGCCCGGGGCCAGGTTCGCCGGCGCCGAACAGTCGAGCCATCGGCCCGCTGACGCGAGGATCGGACATCAGCGCGCGCATCCGTGCGGGATCGTCGAGCGGGAGGATCACCTCCGGACCGCGTTCGCCGACGGTCGTCAGCATGTTCGACCCCGCCGGCACGAATCGACCGGCTGCCGACACGAAGTGGCGGCCGCTGCTGTGCACCGTGACGTTCACATCGCGCGTGCCCGTGAGATCGTCCAACATGCGGCGCGCCTCGTCGAACGACCCCGCGTCGATCAAGGCCTCGATCTTCGCCGCCGCGCCCTCGTCGATCGAGTCGAGCTGATCGAGGCGATCCTGCAGGTCGGCCTTCATCTTCTCGTCGCCGACCAGCTGCAGCGCGGTCGTCACGTCCTCCGGGGTGCGGCCGAGCTGCTCGATGTAGGCGCGTGCCGCGTCTTCGGTGAAGCCGGCCTGAACCATCTGCTTGACGAGGTCCTCGGTGAGGAAGTTCACCGCGTTCGCAGCGTCCTCGGTCGAGGTGCCGTTCTTCACCATCGCGACGCCCCAGTCGGCGATCGCGTCGAGCTGCTTCTCGATCTCCTCGCGGTTCGCGCGGCCCTTCTCCGTCGACATGTCGAGGGTGCGGCCGTTCTCCTTGAACGCGTCGCGTAGATCGTGCAGCCCGGCCTGGTAGTTGCGTTGGGCCTGCTCGAGGTCCGCCGGACCGCCGAACACGTCGGACAGCGCCTGCTCGAGCACACCGGCTTCGTCGGCGAGGCGCTGGAACTCGTTCCGGCTGTCGGCGAGCGCCTTCTTCACGGCGTCCAGCGCGGCCTTCTGCCGCTTCAGCTGCTCCTCCTGGTCGACGAGCGCCGGAGTGTTCTGCTCGACGGCAGTCGTGGTCTCCTTGACCCCCGCGGCGAGGGCCTGCTGCTCCGGTGTGAGTTGGGAGAGCAGCTCAAGGTACTTCTCGTAGACGGCGGTCGAGGTGTCGCCGTTGCGCGACACGCCTGTCAGGGCCTCGGCCTGAGTGACGAGCTCCGCTGTCAGCCCGCCGGCAGCGACCTGGGCGTTGAGGTAGTCGGCGGCGACCTTGTTCATGTCGGTCTTGTCGACCTGGCCGGCGATCAGCTTCATCGCGTCGAACAGGGCGAGCTGCTCGGTCGTCCAGCCCCGGGTCGCTTCGGACGTGATGTCCCACACTCCGCCCGTGGTCAGGACTTCGGACGCTGTGTCGGCGAGGACGTGCGCGACGTCCTCCGAGATGCCCTTCGCCTCGAGCGTCGCCCTCGTCAGGGCATACCAGCCTTCGACCACTCCGCCAGATGGCGACAGCTTCATGCCGTTGAGCATCCGGAACACCTCGGCGGTGTCCTGTGTGGTGAAGCCGAGCGCGCCGAGGGCCTTGGTGAGATCGTCGACGTCATCGCCGGCGATCAGCGCCTTCGACAGGGCACCCTGCGCGTCTGCGAGGAACTTGACGGGGTCGACGGCCTGGCCGGACTCGACACCGAGCCGGACGATCTGATCGATCTCGGTGTCGAGCGCGGTCGCGACGTCCTGCGCCCGCATCTCCATCTCCTGCTGAACCTGCGACTGGTCACCGCCGGCGGCGGTCAGGATCCCGATCGCGGCGACAGCCGCGCCCGCAGCGATCAGCCACGGGTTCATGCTCATCGTGTCCGTCAGCTTCTTGAACGTCGACTGGATCAGCATGAAGTTCCTGACCAGCGAGCCGCCGACCATCAGCAGCGGGCCCGCCGCCGCGGTCACCGCGAGCAGGCCGAGCGCGACGTCCTTCACGGGCGCAGGGAGATTTCCGAACCACTTGACCAGCGAAGCGACGCCACCGACGACATCGAGGAGGACCGGAACCATCTGGTTGCCGAGGTCGATCGCGACGTCGACGATCTGGTTGCGCAGCACAGCGAGCTTCGACGCGCTCGTGTCGGCACGCTTCGCGTACTCCTCCTGCAGCGCGGTGTTGTCGTTCCAGGCTTGCGTTCCGAGATCGAGCGAATTGCGCAGCAGGTCGCCCGCGCCGGCCATCGAGAGCAGTGCGCGTGAGACACGGGCGTCGGACAGGCCGAGCTGGTCCATCACCCCGAAGACGTTCCCGCCCGCCTCGGAGATCCCGCCGAGCCCGGCGATGAACTGAGTGATCGCACCGGCGGCGTCCTCACGGAACGCGGCCGCGAACGCTGTCGACGACATCCCGGCGACTGACGCGAACGAGTCGAGCGACTCACCGCCGGTCTGGACGGCCTTGGCGATCGAGATCATCGTCGTCGAGATCGCGGTACCACCGGCGTCAGCTTCGATGCCCGCCGACGCGAGCGCATTGGCGAAGCCGAGCACGTCCGCCTCGGACAGGCCGATCACGTCGCCCGCACCGGCGATCCGCTGGGCCATCTGAATGATGTCCCGCTCTGTCGACGCGCCGTTGTTGCCGAGATCGACGAGTGCGGCACCGAGCCGCTCGATGTCCCGCGGCGCGGTCCCCATGATGTTCGCCATCTGAGCGATCGAGGTTGCGGCTTCCTCGGACGACAGGTTCGTCGTGGCACCGAGCTCGACCATCACCTTCGTGAAGTCGGCGATGTTGTCGGCCTGCACGCCGAGTTGGCCGGCAGCCTCAGCGACCGCCGCGATCTCCCCGTGTGTTGCTGGCATCGAACGTGCCATCGCTCGCAGCTGACCTTCGAGACGCTGCAGCCCGGCCGCGGACATGTCGACGGTCTTCGCGACGCCGGCGAAACTCGACTCCCACGAGAGCGACGCCGCGACCATCCCCGCGCCAGCGGCGATCACGGGCAACGTCACGGAACGGGTCAGCTTGCCGCCAATCTGCGACATCGACGTGCCGAGCTTCTCGAAGTTCTTGACGCTCGACGCGCCGACAGCTTCGGTCGCGCCACGCGCCTTCGCCATCGCCGCGACGTACTGGTCGACCGAAGCCGACAACCGGACAGCGAACCCCTTCTCCATGACCGGTTCGCCTCCTCACATGCCGTCGACTTGCTCGTGTTCGTCGTGGTCGCTGGTTTCTGGTCGGACGATGAACTGGATCCCGAACGGCTCGGCGTTCGGGCTCTCACGCCACGCATGGGCCTTGCGGTCGCGGGCTGCGCACGCGCGGCACTCGAGCGCCTCGGCCGTGTACTCGACACCTCGCATCGCGAACGACTCGTCGCGTGGCTGCCCGCATCCGGAGCACAGCGACTGCTGGCGGGCCTGCCATTCGAGAGCAGCCTGCGTGTCCTCGTCGAGCCACTCAGGCTCGCCCGGTTCGACTATCCGTCCAAGGAAAACTGATCGGGGGATGCCTCGCTGGCAGCAGTAGTCGCGAATGCCGCGCTCGCTCGGAGAATCCCACCAGCGACTGACGATTTTGGGGCAGTCGGATCTCCGATGTTCGCGGAGAGACACGCCTGCCAGATCTGCGACCACTGGGTGAGATCGAGCCGTTCCTCGAGCTGCCGTGCCTGTTCGACCGTCATCGCGGGCGAGAGGCACGACTTGGCGACGGCGACCGCCGGGAACGTCTCGGGGTTGTGGTCGAGCCGCGGCTGGAGCTTCAGCTGTTCCTTCGTCGGCGGATGCTGCTTCAGCAGGTCGGACCAGCCGCGCTTGCCGATGCCTTTGAACACGAAGTCGCGCATCGCGTGGTCGATCTCGGCTTCGAAGTCGACGACGGCTTGCGCCGCGGCGGGAGCCGCGCCACCGCCTTCCATGCTGGCCTCGCGTGCGTCGGCCGTGATCGCGGTCTGGAGCGCGGCGACGAGCTCGGCGTGGCGTTCGACGAGATCCTGTCGGAGCAGCACGCGCGCGGTGATGGTCCGTGCGGTGATCTCCGACAGGATGTCGTCGATCGTGGTCTCGGCGGGCATCAGGCGGCGACGACGGCGCGCATCGACGGCGCCGAGGTGACCGCGAACGATGCGTTGAACTTCTGCATCGTGTTCGCCGCGCTCTGCATCAGCGTCGGCTCGTGTGCCTCGACGGGCCACACCTCGACCTTCGATCCGGCGATCGGGGCGCCGAAGCGGGAGATGACGATGAACCCTTCGAGGCCGTACTCGATCATGTCGTAGCAGTCGGTCTCGTCGGTGTCGTCGCGGAACATCGACAGGGTGAGCGGTCCGCCGCCCCAGGAGCCGACCTGCTGCGCGTCGAAGACGTCTTCGATGGTGGCGGAGTCGACCATGTTCTGGGTCGACGGGACGGTGATGCCGTCCTTCGAGATGAACGGCGTCCAGACGGTGGCGGCGCCGAGCTCGGCGACGGTGGGTGCGTCCTTGTCGGCGACGGATGGGCAGAACACGACCTTGTTGTTGCCTTCGTAGACGGTGCGGCTCATGATGGTCCCTCCTTGTGGGGATCTGTGGTGCTGTCCCCCGCAGGGGGTTGTTCGGTGTCGCCGGATGCGGCACCGAGATCGCGCTGTGTCCGGGTCACGGTCGGTGTGCGACCGGAGATCTCGGTCCACTGGTCGAGGCCCGGGTCGCCGCTCTCGGCGGGCGGGTGCCAGATGCCGTGCGGCGCTGCTTCGCCGACGATCTCCCAGCCGGCTGCGAGCGCCGCCTTGGCGCCTCCGGGGGTGATGTCACGTTCGGTTCCGAGCGCGGGGTGGCGGATGTTGATCTTCTTCGTTGTCACGTTCGCCTCCTGTGGGACGGGTGCGTCAGGTGGGCACGGTGAGGACACGGAACCGGTCAACGGCCTGCCAGACCGGCGGCAGCACTTGGTCGTCGCGTCGGCAGCCGCCGAGCAGCTCGATCGACACGAGCACGACTCTGCGGTCGGTGACGATGATCGGGGTGTTGACCATCGCTGTCCGGGCCAGGTCGCCGATCAGTTCGGCCTGGGCGCGAGTCGCGCCGTACGCAGAGATCTGGTAAACGGGCTCGAAGTCCTGATCGGGTCCGTCGATCGGGCCGTAGCTGTCGCCGCCACCGACGGGGTGGACCACGGCGTAGCCGACGAACGCTGAGTTGTCGGGCCCGGCTTGCCAGCCGGAGCCGGCGGGTTGTTCGCCGTCGCCGACGGTGATCCCAGCGTCTTCGAGTGTCGCGATGACCGCGGTGGTGAGCGTGCGGGCGAGGTGGGTCACCAGAGCGATCCGAGGCGTTCGATGTCGCGGACGAGCTCGGGCACGACGATGTATGCGGGGCCGGTGAGCCACGGGTTCGGGGCGCCGGTGTGCGGCGAGCCGAACTCCTGGAACCATGCCTCGCGGACGTCGGAGAACACCCGCCGCGTGGAGCTGCCGGCGAGGATCTCGGTGTCGTAGTCGACGGACTCCATCAGCGCGCCGGTGTCGCGGACCCTCGCCGCGTTGAGCACGGCGAGGGCGTGGACCTTGATCACGGCACGGTCGAGCGCCGCTTCCGATTCGCGTGGCGCGTCACGCGCGGCGTGCTCGAAGATCTCCGAGAGCCGCTTCAGGTCGGATGTGTCGATCGTGATCCCGTTGACGGTGGTCATGTGGTCAGTTCCACCTCGCTGCCGCGCTGTCGACGACCTCGATCACGAAGAAGCCGTCGCCGGCCTCGACGATCGTTCCGACATGCCGCTCGACGCCAGCGCGGCCGGGGCGCTCGAGGTCGATCGCAGCGACGCGTCCGACGACTGGATGGGCGGGGTCGACGTGGAAGTCGGGCGCCTCGAAATGCACGAAACGGGTCGGCACCCGGAACTCGACGCCGGCGACGTTCACTCGATCACCTCGGCGCCGATCTGCCGGTGGATCAGGAACGTCTTCGATGGGACGCTTGTGACCCGGAACGTTCGGTCTGCGATGTGCGGGTCGTCGGAGGTGACGATCTCGATGATGTCGTCGACGTGGATGTCGGGGATGTCGTGCGGCCAGTTGATGACGAACCGGACCGCGGTGACGTTCGCGTCGCCGGACACAGCGTCCTGCTCGAGCGACGCGCGCGCCTTCACACGGCAGGGGCCCTCGTGGATCACGGTCGGCGCGGGTGGTGAGGAGATGCCGGTGTCAAGATCGAGGGTGGGCGGGTCGGTCGACGGGCGGCTGATCCGGCCGCTGTCGACCATCAGGCGTGCGGCGAGCTGGCGGCCGCCGGTGACGGCACCGGTGATCATCGCCAGCTGTCCCGCCACGCCTGTGCGGTAGCGACCGTCGCATATGACGGCGGATCGTCGCCGGGCGCGATCGAGAACGCGCCTGCGCCGCGACCGAGCAGCATCCGCCGTTCATCGGCCGACAGGTAGATCGACCCGTCCGAGAGCGCGCTGTCGCGCGTGTACGCGTAGTCCTCGAGCTGTTCGGTGCGGAGCCCGTCGGGGTTGCGCATCTTGCGGAGCACCATTGCGACCGCGATGTGCTTGACGAGGTCGACGTCGAGCTTGCCGGCGGCGATCCGTGAGTCGACGGTGCGGATGTCGTTGCGGATGATCGCCGATGCGAACGCGAGGCTTGAGGTGGCGACGGTCTGCTCGTCGCTGGTGAGGGCACGCCACGCGTTCTCGATGTCGGCGTAGGTGGCGAATGGGTCGGCCATGGCGTGCCCTCCTCGCAGCGGCCCGGGTGTCAGTCGGGCTGGTGGGCTTCGACCGCGGCGATGATGTCGGCGCGTGTCGCGTGCTCGTCGTGCTCGACGCCGATCGCAGCCGCGTAGGCCCGCCAGGCGTCGAGCCCGGAGCCGGGCCCGGCAGCCGGTGGCCGTTCGGGCGCGCCGCCGCCTGCCGGCGACGTGATGTCGCCGGCAGGGGCAGAGCTTTCCTCGGCCACGGAGGAGCCGGGCGCGGGCGTGTCGTCGATCCAGATGTCCGGGTTGGTGATCATCGCCTGCGCCCAGTCGGGCACCACGTCCGCTGGGCCGTACGCGAACGGTTGCCCGTTCGCGTCGATCCCGTGGACGGTGTACCGGAGCCGGCGGGTCATCACTTGACGTCCGCGACCAGCAGACGCTTCGCGTTGACGAGGATCGGCATCCCGACCGCGTCTACGAAGGTGAACTGCCGGTACGGAGGACCGATCTTCTCGACGACACCGACGATGCCGGGCGCCTCCTCGAACGACATGTCGGCCTCGTTCGCGTTGACGAGCTCGAGCGCGGTCGCGGAGAGCCCGTACGCGGTGTAGCCGAGGTCGGCGATCGTCGGCGGCAGGAAGAACACCCTGTCGTCGGGCGTGACGCGGGTGGTCACGCCGTCGACGTCGAGGCTGCCGTCGAGCGGCTCACCGAACGTCGGGAGACCCTCGGACGCCATCAGGTCGTTCAGTTCCTGGAGCGTCACCCGCGTCACGGTTGCCGCGGCGCCCTTGATCGCGTTGATGATCTCGGTGTTCCGGGTGAGGAGCCGCATCACCGCCTGCGAGGTGCGGATCGACCCGGCCTTGAACCCGTTGGTCGCGACGTACACGTCGTGCCAAAGGATCATGTCCGAAAGCGGAACCGACGCCGCCGTGTTCGACCAGAGCGCGCCGAGCGGGGCGACGATGTGCGTCGACGGGACACCGAAGTCCGCTTCGGACACGAGGCCGTTCTCGTTGATCGACAGCTTGCCGTCGACCATCACGTCACCCCACGCGAGCTCCATCCGGTTCAGGACCTCCTGCGTGAGGTTCTGCGCGTCGTTGTAGATCGCTGCGGCGAGCGCCTGCTGGTTCGTGCCGCCGTTGCGGGCGAACTCGAGCTGCAGGCGCTCGTACTCGCCCATGTTCAGCGACGAGGACAGCGGCGGGAGCTTCACGAACTTCTCGGAGCCGGTGTCGCGGGACGAGACGTGGATCCGGCCGTCGTAGCTGCGGAACTTCGCAGTGCGGTTGGTGTGCACGATCTCCATGAAGTCGACCTTGTTGTCCGCCACGTATCGGCGCGGGAACAGGTTCGACAGGGTGAGGTTCGCCGGGATCGGGACCTCCCGGACGAACACGGTGATGTCGTCGGGGCTGACCGGGGCGTCGAAGAAGATGGCCATGGTGATGTCTCCTGGTTCTCGGCCGGATCAGGCGGTGAAGATGATGTGCTTGAGGTCGGCCTGCCCGGCCGCGTCGAGCGCGAACGGCAGCTTGGACAGCGACACGAAGCCGTGGACGAGCATCGCTGCGCCGACGTCGACCGTTGTGTCGAGGAGGTTCGGGACCTTCACAGTCGAGAACAGCAGACCTGCTGCGGCGCCTTCACCCGCCGGGGATTCGACGGCGCCGGCGGTGATCGCGATGGTGACTGTGCCACCGGTCGCGTTCGTCGCGTCGACCGACAGGTTCGGTGCATCGATCCCGGAGTAGTCGCCGGCGACGAACGTGACGGTGAACGGGCCGCCAGCGGAGCCGGTGACAGTGATGTCGCCGACGTTCACGTTCGAGAGCGTCTCGAGCGCCGTCTTGATCTGCGCGGCGGTCGTCGCAGCCACGACGGCCGTGGCCGCTGTGGTCTCACCGTCGAGGGTGAAGGTGACGGTGCCACCGGTTGCGGTGCGCGTGATCACAGCCGACTCGTCGGTCTGGTTCACGTACGGGATGTACAGCCCAGACGATGTGACCTTCGCGAGCGGGGTGCCGGACGGGATGAAGCCGTTCGGGTAGTGCGTGCCGGAGGTGAAGCCGGAGATGTCGAGGGTGATCGACGGGGTCGTACCAGGCTCGGTCCCGTGCGGGCTGAGCAGCCACGACCGGTTTTCGACCTGGTAGGACGTCGTCGACAAGCTGATGTCGGTCATCGGTTGGTCCTTTCAGGGTGGCGCGGCCGGGTGGCCGCTACTTCTGCTGCTGGTCGGCGGTGCCGAACCTGCGTTGCGCTTCGGCCTTGCCGGCTGAGCCGTAGTCCTTGGCGTCTCCGCGTTGCCCCTGCGCCGGATCGGGGCGGGGAACGGTGGTCTTGCCGACGAGATGAGGCTTGGCCTCGAGGAGCGCCTTGACGGCGTTCTCCGCTCCTGTGACCTGGCCGTCGTCGCCGATGGTCACCGCGTCCTTCGGGAGCAGCGCCCAGATGTCGTCCGGGTCCACTGCCTTCGCTTTCGCTGCCGCCGCAACGACCGCGTTGCGCAGCTGCAGTTCCTTCACCGCGCCAGCAGCGCCGTCGCGTTCGGCGACCACCTTGTCGCGCTCGACGGTGAGGGTCTCGATCTTCGCGAGCGCCGCCTGGAGCTCGGTCTGGTCCTTCGCCTTCAGGTCGTCGAGTTCCTTCTTCGCGGCCTTCAACGCCTCGTAGTCGGCTGGCGGCTCGGTCTTCACGCGGGCGAGTCGTTCCTGGACGATCCGGTCGACATCGGCCTGTGTGAACGTCTTGTCGTCGGTGTCGGTGTCGCCGCCGCGCACGTGCGGGAGCAGCCGTCCGTCGGGGCACAGCCACACCATGCGGCCGTTGATGGCGGTGAGGGTCGGTGCGGTGACGGGGATCCCGTCGAGCATCGTGGGGGTTGTCACTAGAGTCCTCCGAGGAGTGCCGGCCGTTGGTGCGCTGGCCGTGCGCGCATCCCCGCTCAGCGCGAGGAGTTCAGACGAGGTATCCGTTCGATCGCAGCAGCGCGATGGCGTCGGCGCGGTCTGCGGCGTCCTCGATGATCGTCTCGGGCATCAGCCGTGCGGTGCTGGACGGCTGATGCGATGTTGCTGTGCGCCCGTTCGCTTTCGAGAGTCCCGCGGTGGCACGGCTGGCGTTCACGACCTGGGGGATGTTGGCGCCGTCGCGGATCGCTTGGGCGCCCGCTGCGCTGAAGTAGCGGTCCTGCGCCGCGCCGTCGAGCGAGTCGAAGTAGGACGCTGGATCTGTGGTCAGATCGGGTGCGAGCTGATCGGTCGACGGGATCGCGATGCAGTCACAGAGCGGGTGTCGGTCGAAGCCGGCGTTCCACCGGTACGTGCGGCCGGCGAGCACCGCACAGCGAGAGCATGAGGGCGGGTTGAGCATCCGCGCCCATCGGGTGACAGCGGGTCGGGCAACCATGCCGACGCCGACAGCGGTTCGTCCGGCGTCGGCGAGCTGCGTGGAGACGGCTCGCAGCAGCGCGTGCTCGCCGCGGGCGAGCGCAGCATCGGTACCGGCCTTTGCTTCGATCGCGGTCTTTGTCGCGATCACTGGTTCGTAGAAGAGGGTGCCGAGACTCCTGCCGTCTGACGCGACACCGGCGAAACTGCGCGCTTGCACGGACGCTGCCCGATCGATGTCGATCCCTTGGGCGGCGAGCACACCGTCGAGGTAGCTGTCGGCCTGTTGGGCGGCGAGCATCTGCCCGGCTCCGACGGTCACCGCGATGCGCTGTCCGATCCTCTTCGACGCCCAGGACTGGTCGAGTCGTGCCGGTTCGAGCTCCCCCCAGATCCGCCGTGCGGTCGTTGCGATGGACGCGGCGATCGCGACCATGGCCAGGTAGTGCCGGACCGCTTCGTCAGGCGGCTGAGCCACTGCCCGCCGCCGGTGTGGCGTCGCGGCGGATCTGCTCGGCGATCGACCCGAGAAGACCGCTGTCCGTCGCGCGCTGGTCCATTTCCGCCATCCGGGCCCGTTGGATCGCCGAGTATCCGAGGTCTTCGCGGCCCTGCTCGACTGGGATGATCCCGGCCTGGACGAGTTTCACCGTCGCGTCCGCCTTCTGAGCGACGGTCGGCGTCGACGGGTCACGCCACAGCGTCTCGAGGGACTTCGCTTCCTTGCTCCACTCGCCAGTCTGGAAGCGGATCATGAGTCGCATCACCTGCTCCCAGCCGCCACCCCATGTCGTGTGCTTCCGCTCGCACCGCTTCACCAGCCGTGCCTCGGAGGCGCGGATCGCGTCCGCCGAAGTGGGGTTGTCCGACGTGAACGACATGTAGTCCTGTGGCAGGAACGCAAGCTGCGCGGCGAGCTGCGCGAGGACTTTGATCGTGTTGTGGAACACGGCCAAGTCCGACTCGGGGAACTGACCGACCTGGGCGTCCGACGGCTTCTTCGACGTCGCCCAGATCCGGCCCATGATCGCCGACCACGTCGACAACGGCTTGCCGTCCTCGTCGGTGAAGTCTTCCTCGTCGAATCCGAGCGCCCATCTGCGTGGCGCCGCATGGAACTCTCCGGACAGCATCATGTCCGTCGCCATCTTGTTGGCCGCATCCGCGATCGGGATGATGTCGTGGAACTCCGACACACCGAGCTGGTTGAGCATCCGGCCACGGTTCACCAACGGCACCACGGGCACAGCGCCGAGTTCGTGGTCGTCCCGGTCGTTCTCGGACCATGTCCGGCTGCTTCTGCTGCTTCGCACGTAGGTGATTGTCGAGTCGGGGACGTACAGGGTCGCCCATTGGGCGCCGTCGTCGTCCTTCCAACGCTTCAACGCGGCCGACACTCTCCTGGTCTTTGGGTCGCGCACCACGGCGACCTGCAACGGATGCTCGACCGTCATCACTGGCGGATCGTCCTCGTCGTCGGGTGAACCGACGATCACGTAGGACCGGCCGAGGGCGAGGCTTTCCGTGTGCGCCTGTTGCGATTGCTCGTCGCCGTCGTTCGCCTGGTACATCGCCCACAGCTCGGCGTCGCCGGAGTCCTGTTTCTGGTACCGAAACCCTTCGAGGTCTGACCGGTTCTCGTACGCGTCGACGATCATCCGCGGCCAGTTCAGCACCACCTGCGCGATGCGCTCACCCACTTCGGCCTCGATCGCCGGAGCCATGTACCGCAACGGCTGGTTGCCTTCGACGTACGCGTCGTACCGGAGCACTCGCTGACGCTCACGGCCCTGAAGTTGGCGCTCGAGGCGCACGACGAGTTCGTCGGGTTCCATGCCACCTCCGGGCGCTTCTACCTCCGCACGATCATCCGCGCCCGAGGCTTCGTCGGCGTCCAACCCGCTGCGATCGCGTCGCACTTGGCCTCGTGGGCGAGCAGCGAGGCCATCGCTGCGTCGATCTTCTGGTGCTCGTTGGGCTTGCCGAGGATGTAGCGGTCGCCGGGCTTCGCGACCTTCCGGGCGTTTGCGATGTGCGCTGCCGTGATCGGGCATCCGTCGTGGGTGAGCGCGCCGGTCCGTAGATCGGTCACGAACCGCTCGAGCGCGGCGTGGACCGCGGGGATTCTGGTCGAACCTCGACCGGTGTCCCACTCCACGACATGCTCGGGGCCGTACTCGAGCGCCCACTCCTCGATCTCGGTCTGCCAGTCACGCGGGTCGCAGTAGAACCGCTCGACTCGGTACACGGTGAAGATGTGCCGGACCGCGACGTGCACCTCGCCACGTGGGATCCGATGGTTCGGCCACTCGGCCGGGTTCCACACCGTCGGCCGGCTGTCCGGGCCGTAGGTGGGGGTCAGCTGCCATCCGTCGATGGTCTCCAACCGGATCGCGGTGAAGTCCGACGAGTCGGATCCGTCGAAACCGCCACACACATCGAGGCGTGGTCGTTCAGGAGCTCGTGTCATGCGACCGCCGATCGGTCCGCTCTCTCAGCGGCGGCCCACAGGCCGTCCGGCAGCCAGGCGCCGGCACCGGCGACGAGCCGGTTCCCGAAGAACCGCTCGGCCTGCGCCGGGTCACGCTCGAGGAGATCGGCGGCCTCGGCCTCGATCGAGTTGAGGTCGACGTGGCCGCCGTTCTGCTTCAGCGCCTCGCCGTAGACGGCCTGGTGGATCTGTCGGCGTTCCCGCTTGTTGCGGTACGACAGCGTCGCCGGCGGCTGCTTGAGCTGGCGGTAGATGTCCTTCGCTCGTGACTCGAACTGCTGCTGCGCGACCGAGTTCTCCGCGGGGTCCCACGCGTTCGTCGACAAACTCGCGCGGCCACCCATCCCGGCGAGGCCGCGGTATTGGGTGTCGGCGACCTTCGTCATCTTGTTCGTCGGCGTCCAGAGGCCGACCTCGTCTTGCGGGACGAACGTGACTCGCTGACCGAGCCGGGACTGTGCGGATGACGTGACGATGTCGATCCGTCCGCCGCCAGGAAGCCTGATGAACTCCTCGCCGGTCTTCGTGACGAGATCGGTGAGCGGACCGTGGTCGATCATCGGGCGCAACGCGCCGTAGATGTTGTCGGTCTGCTCCTCCGACACCGCGGTGATCTGGATCAGCGGGGTCGGCCAGGCCATCCCCATCGGCTCATCCGGCTCGTACGCCCACTCCCAGCCGCAGCCGCACCCGTGATCGGCGCACACGTATCCGTCACCGTCGCGAGCCCAGCCAGCGAACAACGCCGGGCCGACACCCTCAAGGCAGATGTGCGCCGCGGTGTGCGGCGACTTGCCGACCTTCTGAGGTCCGACGAGCATCCCGCGCCGGTACACGAACGCAGGCCCGAGCACCGGGTCGTCGAGGTCCTGCTCGACGTCACCGCGGACCAGGTAGAAGTTCGAGAAGTACCGCAGCTGGTAGTCGTACAGCCGGAACGGTGCCCCTCGCCGGAAACCGTCCGGGATCACGCAGTGCTGCTCGATCCACGCCGGGACGACCGTCATCGTCTGCGGCTCACGCACCTCCACCGGTGACCGCCTTCAACCGGTCACGCATCGACCGGCCGGAAGCATCCTCAGCGGGCGCCGCCGGCCTGGTCTGCCGTTGGGCGGCCACCTCGTCGCGCGAGATCCGCCACCGGTTCCGCAGCATCGCCGCCGGATTCAGCCCGAGCCGATCCGACCACTGCCGCGCCTCCTTCCCGGCATCGAGATCGCCGAGCTCGGCAAGGACCTGCCAGCGAACGTACAGCGCAACCTCACGCGTCCAGCGCAGCGTCTCCCACGCGACCGCCTGCGGAGTCGACCACAGGTCCTTCCACAGCGTCGCTTCCATCTTCGCCGCGGCCTTGATCGTCGCGCGCAACGTGGAGATCAGCTGATCGAGCTTCGCCAGCCGCGCGACCGCACCCTTCGGCGCGACGCCGCCATCGATCTGCGCCTCGAGCATCTCGCGCTGATCGATCGACGCCTCGAGCGCCGCCGCTGTCCGGACCTCGGGCGGCAGCGGCCACTTCGGCAGCGCGCCCTTGCGACCTTCGGCCGGCAGTGTCGTCCAGCCGTCCTTGTCCTTCGCCCGCTCCCGACGCAGCGCGTTGGGATCCGGTGGTGGGCCGGAGTGGACCCGTGCTCCGCCCTTGGGCATCGCGAACCTCCTCGATTTTCCGGCCCTCAGTCCTGTCCGACGGCACGCGTCCGGGGGGAAACGATGAGGGCCACCGCGGTCCTCCATCGCTTACCCCGAGGATCGCCATGTCGTTCGACCTGCTGCTCACCCGTCTCGCCGCACTCGCCCAGATCGTCACCCTCTGGCTCATGATGACGAGCGACTGACCCCGGTCCCCTGGGATCCTATGAACCTGCCGCACCAACGAGCGCCCTCCCCGGCGCTGCTGCACCCCTTGTGGGTTTACCCCTCCTCCCCACCCTGCTGGTTGGGTCAGCGGTCGAAGGCGGCGCAGGTGACGGTGGTGACGGCGGAGAAGTCGACGTAGGCCTTGCCGCGGTCTGCGCCGGCGGTTTGGCCGTGGACGGCCTTGTCGAGCGCGATCTTCTTGGTGGCGCCTGCTGCGACTGCGATGACGTCGTCGGCGACTGCGCGGCCGCCGACGGTCACGGGGGTTTGGACGGTGACGTTGATGGACGCGACGCTGTCGTTCTTCACTTCGATGTAGGTGCCGTCGGTGAGCGGGACGACGTGTCCGTCGACGTTGGCGGCGGCGAGCGTGGAGACGACTCCGGCGACGGTGATCTTGGTGGGGACGAGCGCGGTGCGGGCCATGGGGTTCTCCGTTCAGGTGCGGTGGCGTCGTTGGGCGCCGTCGCGGGTGTTGCAGGGTGGGCATTCGGGAAGGGATGGGAGGCCGTCGCGGTGGCCGAAGTGCCAGGTGTCGCCGGGTCGGATGGGGGTCTTGCATCGCCAGCAGTGGACGGGTTCGCCGCGGTCGATGCGTCGTTGCCATCGGCGTCGTTCGGCGCGGTGTTCGGCGGTGTAGACGTGGCGGTCGTGGGTCTGCCATCGTTCGGCGCGGATGACGGCCTGATGTTCTGGGCATTTGCCGCCGCGGGCGTCCTTGCTGATGAGGTTCGGGCAGCTGCGTTTCGTGTGCGGGTCGATGAAGTTGCAGACCCGGCTTGCCATCAGTCGTCCTCGTCGTCGTCGCGGTGGTCTTCGACGCCGTTGAGTTCGAGCTGGGTGGCGAAGCGGAGCATCCCGATCGATGTCCATGGGTGGAAGGTCGTCGTCGCTGGTGAGCGCGAGGCGTCGGGCGCCAGGTCGGATGTCTGAGCCGGGTTCGGCGTACTCGCAGAGCACGATGACGGACACTGGGATCGATCCGTCGGGGAGGTCGAGTGCTGCGAGCGGGTCGTTGAGGATCTCGTCGACCGTCATGCTCGCTGCAGGACCTGATCGAGTCTGCGGCTCAGCTTGCCGGAACGTACCAGATTCTGGTCGTAACAGACGTGCATCGTCATGAGGCGCGCGGGTTGCTGGTGTCGCGGGTGACGATTCGTTGGCCGGCGAGGTGGCGTCTGCAGTCGGTGAGGGTCGGGAGTTGGCCGGTGCGTCGGTAGAGCTCCCATGCCCATTTTCCGAGGGGGCGGGGGTCGCCGTCGATGATGACGGTGGCGTGGATCGGTTCCCAGGATGCGACGCGGGCGAGTGCCCAGCAGCCGGGTTCGCCGTCTTTGAGGCCGGCCGCATCTTGGAGTTTGGCGAGTTGGGCGATGGCTTCGGTGGCGCCTGCGATGGCGGCGCCGGCGCGTTCGATGTTGGTGAGGGCTTGTTGGGTGAGGTCGTGGTATCGGTCGCGGTCTTCGGATCGTCGTGTGGGTGGGTTGAGGAGGCGGGCGGTGCCGGCTTCGACAGTGGTGAGGGTGACGTTGCCGTGTTCGTCGCAGGCGGCGAGTGTGCGGCGGCATTCGTCGCAGTCGGCTCGGGGGGTCTGGTGTTTGCCGCAGGGTGTGCGTTCGGATGCGGCGCGGCATTCGGTGCAGTTCGGGTTGGTGGCGGCTGGGGTGCGGCCGGTCGCGGGGCGTGCTCCGGGTGTGGAGGTCGGGTAGCCGTCGGGGTTGGAGGGGTTGCTGGCGTCGACGTTGATGGCGTGGTGGAGGCTGCGTGCGAGGGTGAGGAGTTCGTCGACGGCGGTGAGTCGTGCCATGGCGCGGTCGACGGTGCGGTGGCGTTCGCGGTCGATGACGGGTCGAGCGGCGGGGGTGGTCGCGGTGGGTTCGATGTCGTGGAGCCTGTTCGGGGTGATGCTGTTGCGGCGGTTGTCGCGGCGGCATGGGGTGCATTGGCCGCTGCCGTCGTCGATGGTGATCGGGTTGCCGCACGCGCAGTCGGTCGTGGTCGCGGTGGTGTTCATCCTGTGGCTCCGGGGGTTGGGTGGAGCTCGGGGTGGCCCTCGTAGTAGCGGGCGAGGTGGTCGGGGTCCATCTGCGGCCAGCGTGCGTGTTGGGCGGCGATGGTCGCTCGTTCGTGGTTGACGAGGTCGGCGGTGACGGCGAGGCGGTAGCCGATGTCGCTGCCGGTTCGGTTGAGCCGTTTCGCGGTGCGGAGGTTGGCGATGTGGTCGATGACTGCGGCGATGAACGATCCTTCGTCGTCGTCGTCGACGGCTCGGAGTGGGGTCCTGTGGGTGTCACTGGGAGACGATGACGAGGATGGCTCTGCTCTGTCTCTACTCTTCCTCTGCTCTGTCTCTACTCTGTGGATTCCGGTCGGATCTCCGTTCGGACTCCGATGATGATCCGGTTCGGAGTCCGGTTCGGATCGTGCTCGGAGTGGGTCGGTGCAGAGATGGCAGTCCGGTTTCGGACGTCCCTGCGGTCCGACATGCCACCGCTCATGGTTCGCTTTCACCGCGGCGTCACGCTTGCGGTCGGCGTTCGCCGCGATCGACGCCGACGAGCTGTTCCGCTTCAACCACGCGGAGATCTGCCACCCGTTGTCGGTCGTCGACCAGAGCCCGACCTCGACGAGCTTCGCAGCGTGGCTCGCAGGCTTCCCCGGGAGGCCAAGCGTGAGCGCAGCGAGCTGGGTGCGGTCGATCGCACCATCGGAAAGGGTCCGCTTCGCGAGTGCGAGCGATCGGATGAACAGACATTCGCCGGCGATCGGGCCGGCCGCGATGATCTTCGGGTCGAACTGGTAGTCGACGTCGAGTGGAACGAACAGGCCCATCTCAGTGGCTCCTCGTGGATTGTGCTGTCTTCCAAGCCCACGGCGGGGCTTCGTCGAGGACGAACAGGTGGCGGATGTTGGCGATGTCGATGACCGCGTCGTCGGGCGGGTACGCCTCGACGCACCACCGGGCGGCGTAGCCAGCGGCGGCCTTGGCGACCATCAACTCGTCCCAGGTAATGCCGTCGGCCCAGCGGCGGGCATCACCAGTGAGGCTGGTCCGATTGACCGAGAGCCGGGTGTACCCGGACGGTTCCACGAACACCTGCACGAGGAACCATCGGTTGCGGAGCGCTGCGATGCAGCCCCGCGCCCGGTGCGCGTCCGGCAGCGCGAGCGGCACCCACTCCGGCCCGTACGACGCGTTCCCGACGGCGAGCGCGGCAGCACGTTCGATCGCCTTCACGCGGTCTCCTCGAGATCGACGTCGTACCAGTTCGTCCATACGTTGACCGGGTGCAGACCAAGCGCGAACGCTGCCTGTTCGACCTGCTGATCGAGCAGCATCCCGTGGTTCGTCCAGCGGCGCGCTGTCTCGCGGGTGATGTTGCAGAGGTCGGCGAGGACCATGTTGCGGGTGACGGGCATGTTGCCTTGCTCGGTGACGAGGCGTCGCCGGCGGATGGTGTCCAGGTGCGGGTAGAGCTGGTCGACGGGCCACCGGCGGGCGCGTTGCCAGGCGAGCTCGTTGCGGAGTTGCCGTCGAAGTTCGCGGGAATGGGCGCGGGCTGCGACGAGCGCCGCCGGCCAGCGCCAGCCGTCGTCGATGAGCACGTCGTTCATCGGGTGTGTCGTCGAGCGCGCTGTTGCTGGGCGCGGCGTTGCATGATCTGTCATGCCGCTACCTCGGTGCTCGTGGGAGCGGACACCTCGAGCATGTGCGGCGGCAGCCCGCCCCACGTGGACAGCCAGAGCGTCCCGCCCTTGGCGAGGTGCATCAGCTCGATCTCAGAGAGCTCCCACGGGACCCGCACGACGGTCGGGCCGACCTTGCCGAATGGGTCCGGGACGGTCGTGATGATCGCGGGGCAAGGCGACGTGTCGGGGTCATCCGCCGCGTAGGTGACGACGCGCGGGTGCAGGTCGGCCCAGTAGCGCAGGTCGGTGTCGACGATCGGGCGCGGGTTCATTCGTCCTCCTCGATGAAGTGGGCGAGAAGCGTGGCGGCGTCCAAGAGGAGCATCCGGCAAAGGTCGACGCTGGACACGTCGGGGTGCATTGAGCGGTGGCCTTCGAGTCTCAGCTCGAGCAGCCCAATCGCGTTCGTGATGCGTCGTGCACACTTCGTTGGCGAGCGGTCAGGCATCGAGGTATCTCCACTCGATCCGTCGGACGCGGTAGTTCATGGCGTCGGTCTGGCCGGTGAAGAGCGGTACGCGGTGTGAGTCGAGCCACATCTCGACGAACACGTTGGTCTCCATCTCGGGTAAGCCCTCGCGCGCAACTTCGTCGTCGTCGATCTCGTAGAGCCGGACCAGGTTGACGGCGACGATCTCGACCTCGGCGAGCACTACTTGTCGCTCGCCCTTCTTCAGGCCCATGCCCTTCTCGACGAGGGTGAGCCGATCACCGGCCTTCAGATCGCGCCACGTGTCCATGTGTCGGCGCGTGACGGTCTTCGTGCGAGCACGCACCGCGTCGACGGTGATCGAGCACGACATGCGGTGCGGCATCAGCGTCTCCCCTTCTCGAGGACGAGCAGCGTCGAGTAGTTGCGGCGCGCGTGTTCCTGCCGGCGGCACTCGGGCTGGGCGCGGTACGAGGGCAGGTGGAGGACGTCGACGAGGCGGTAGCCGATGCTTTCGGCGTGGTCGGCGAACTCGCGGGTCTGCTAGCGGACCTTGCCGCCGCACACCTGGTCCTGGCACTTCACCAGCAGGAACCCGACCCCGTTGTGAACGCGCGCGCATTCGGTGATCCCGTCGCGGATCAGCTGATGCCGGTCCTGCCAGGACGCCCACGTCGTGACGCCGTAGTCAGCGTCGCTCGTGGCCGCACCGCGGCCGGTGCTGGTGCCGTTCAGCTTGTAAGGGCCGTCGAGCACCACGGCGTCGAACGTGCCATCGGGCCACGGCATCGATCGGAAGTCGATCGACACGCCCTGCGGCGACTTGGCGGGGTCGAGATCGCTCGCGACGAGCTCGATGGGGCGCCAGAGCGCCCAGAACCTGCCCAGGCCGTACGTCGGGTCGAGCGTCGACCACTCGTCGCGCAGGTAGCCGAGCTGGTGGCACTGAGCGATGAGCTCGGCGTTGTTCTTCGCGGTGCTGATGGCCATCACGAGGTCGGTCACGTCGCACCGTCCTGACGATTCCTGGAGGACATCGCGGGCGTGCGCTCCTCGCGCGTGGCGATGCGACCGTGGCGCATCCGGACATGCGTCACGAGCGAAGCGACCGACGTTGCCTCCGTCGGGCAGTCAGCGCAGCGGAGCACGAACCCCGGATTGGTCTGAATCGGGTCGGTCTGCGTGATGAGCCGCATCGCTTTCCGGATCGCGACCACCGCCTCTCGGAGACGGGCGCTGCGGATCGCGTCGTCCGTTATCACGATCCCGTCGAGCAGCGCGACCGCGCGGCTGAGGAGCTCGAAGGCATCGGCGGACTCACGGGATGTCGCTCGGATCGACGCGAGCGTCGTCGCGGTCTTAGTCGATGCCTGTGCGGCGCGCGTAGCGCCGGCCTTCGCTCTCACCTTCGCCCGGCTCCGGTCAAAGGTGGCCGCATGAGCGGGGCTGAGACGACGCTGAACGACCTGCTTGGTCAGGCCAAACCTGCGGGCGATGGCGCGCCACGCAACACCTTCGTCGCGTAGCCGGCGCATCTCGTCGAGGATCTCGTCGGGGATGTCCAGTCGGTTGACGCCTCCCGCGGGCCGTACAGCGGGGAGGTTCTGACCGCGGAGCCACGCCAACGCGTCGGAGATCGAGGCTGTACGACCGGATGCGACGACGTGCTCCCGGTACGTCGCGAGGCGCATGTAGTTCGTGGCGGTGGTCCGCTCGAACACGAGGTTCTCAGCGACCCAGGCCATCCAATCGCCCGCGGGGATCTGGCGGCGGATCTCCAGCAGGGCGTCACCGGCGGCCATCGCGTGATCGAGCGCGGCAACGGCCGCGCCGACGGCGGCCTCGTGCTCGCGATTGGCGATCGCGGCAAGATCGCGACCCACCACGAGCACCACGGCGCCGTCGGACGGTAGCGCCTTCATCGAAGCGTCACCGCTCATGGCCGCATCTCCTGCCACACGGCGAGGGCGTCGTCAGCCGCACGATCGATCCAGTCGTCGTAGGCGTTGGGGGTCGGGTTGCCGGCGTTGTTCGCCTGCTCGTTCATCCAGCAGAGCGGGCAACGATCCGAGCCGTCCTCGTTCGCGTACATCACCTCGAGGCCAGCCGTAGCGAGCGCGTTGCTCATGATCGCGTTGTGGGCCGCCATAAGCGGGTCGAAGTTGTCGATCGACGGTCCGTCGGTCAGCTCGCTGACGAGGTTCGCGGCAGCGCGTTCGCCTCCCTCGGCGATCAGCGCGGTGAGACCGCGTGCGTCGATCGCAGCACGGAGCCGGCCCCAGTGGTCCATGCAGATCCTCATGGCGCACCGTCCGAGATCGTCTCGGTGGTCTGGGAGACATCGACGTAGCGCCGCTGGACGATGAACCGGTCTTCGTAGTCGCGCGCCGCTTCGTCAAGCTGCTTGCACAACGGGTGCTCGGGCAGGAACCCTTCGGCGAGCAGCGACCGGCGCGCGGCGAGAGCGGCCTCGACCATCGACCGGCACGCCTCCATCATCAGCCGGTTGCACGCGTCGTCGCCGAGCGCTAGGGCTGCCTCGTTGTAACCCCGCCGGCGTAGACGGACGAGGTCGATCTCGTCAGGCTGGATGCTGGTCATGTCGCTCCGATCGCCTCAGCGAACTCGTCGCCGAGTCCTGTGCCGACGACCAGCCCGAGTGTCCGGAGTCGACCGAGTGGGTTGTTGAAACCGCCACCCACAGGCGAGTAGCCGGCAGCGGCAGCGAGCTCGTCCTTCGACAGCACGCGAGGGTGCGCGGCGATGATCTGGTCGAGGATCCGCACCGCAGGGCCGGGCAGCTGCGCGCGCCAGTGCTCGAGCAGCTCGGGGCCGGTCGGGAGCGGATCGAACGGCCCCAGCGCGGCGAGTCCCTCATCGGTGATCGCGATGGCGGCGCCCTTGCCGCCTTCGACCCAGCCGGCCGAGCGCAGCGCGCCGAGCGGGTTGTTGAACCCTCCCCCGTTCTCCGAGTAGCCGGCCTGCATGGCGAGCTGGCGCTTCGACCGAGGGCCGTACGTGGCCAGCACGGCGAGGAGCTTGCGCTGCGGGCCGGGGACGCCACCAGCGGCCGCAGGAGCCGCCTGGCGGGCCGGTCGTGGTGCTGACGGCGCAGGAGCGTGCCGCGGTGCCCGTGCGGGAGTCGCAGGGACAGCGCTGAGCCCGTCAGCTCCGAGGAGATCGCCGATCACGGCGTGAAGCGAACGCAGCTGCGCGAGCAACGCGGCGGGCACGCGCTCGACCTCGACGACGCGCTCGACGACCTCCACCTTCGCGGGGAGCGGCTTGCCCGCGTGGGCGAGCTGACGCTGCAGCTCAGCGATGCGTCGCTTCAGGGCGTTCGGGTCGTCCGCTTCGGCCTGCTCGACGATGGATGCGAGCCGCTCGCGGAGTGCATCGATGTCGACGGCGGCGAGCACCTTCGGGGCGAGTGGCTTCGCGCCGGCCTTCGGTGTGGCCATCGAGTCGAACGTCGACGGGAGGTTCACGGCGACCTGGCCGAAGAAGTCGAGCCACGACGGCGACCAGAACCACGCCGTCCCGGCGGGCAGCCCCGCGAGGTTCGCCATCATCTGGTCCCGGCGATCGCGGTCGCCGTGCGCCTGGACCCACGAGTCGAGCGCAGCGCGGTCCTGCGGGCCGACGAGCCGGTGCGCGACGAGCACCGACACCTGCGAGAGCACGTCCTTGTGGACGCTGGCCGGCCGCTGCGAGATCAGGGTGACGCCGATGCCCTTCACGCGGCCCCGACGCACGAGATCCTCCATCGCGCCGACGAGGCGTTCCTCGCCCTTGATCTGGCGCTGGTGGATG